TCCTTGTCGTAGCCGTAGAAGGAGAGGGTGGGGAGTTCCGTCTCCTGGGCCAGCTCGCACGGCACACCCCCCTGCGTGATGAACCAGGCAACCGCTGCCGCCACCTGCTCGGACCTTTCCAGTCCCTTGACCCCCATCTCATCCAGGAGGTCTTGGGGGCAACCCTTCTCCTCGAAGTTCTCGGGATGGTGGAGCTCAGGCACCTTCTCCCTGGCCCGGAAGTACGCCTCCCGCACCTCCTCGATGGTGTTCGCCTCGGCACGCAGGCGGAACCACTCACACCGACCATGCCCATCGTTGGACCAGTCCCCGATGGCTACCTTGAACAACAGCTCTTTTCTCATCTACTGCTCCTCCGTACTGGGGGTGGGCGGCATCAACCCCCCTTGTCGATCCGCAGGTCGCGGAGACGGGACTTCGCCACCTTCTCCCCGTGATACTGCCACTGCTTGCATCCGCACTCGTCGGGGTCGTCGGGGCGGAACACCACGAACTCCTCCTCCGGATCGCTCGTCACCAGGAAGTGGAGCTCGTCCTCCCGGATGACCAGGAGGCAGGTCTCGACCTCCGAGCCGAAAGCGACGTCCACCAGGAAGCGGATCCTCCCCTCCCAGAAGGTGATGGTCTGGCTCGGGGTGCTCGGGGTGCCCGAACCATTGAAGTAGATCTCGCCCATCAGGTGCTCCTCCACAGCTCCTCGCTGCAGGTTGAGGCCAGGGTTTCCATGCGGTCGAGCAGGCGCTGCCAGGCTGGATTCTCGTTCGCGTTTTCAGGGGCGCACCCCCGTATCGCTTGGGGGAGCCACTTCACGCACCCTACCGCCGTCCGGAAGAGGGTTCCGTTCGACGTGCCCAGGAGGTAAGCCGTCCCGGCAAGAGGGGCCTGCCAGCGCCTGAGCAAACCAACATACAGCGCGGCGCAGCGCCTGCGTGTCCGGCCGAAGAGGGGAGGGCGCAAAGCAGCTCACGACTTCACCCCTCCCATCAACCGGCGCAACGGCGCTGCGTGAGGGTAGTCTCTGAAGTCCTTCTCCGAGGGCCCGCCACCCTCCTCGACCACGGCATCCGCGCAGGCGTCGCAGAGCGTGGTGTCCCCGTAGGACTTCGTGGAGAGGCCCTGGCACCCGTCCTGCCCCCAGCGGTCACACTCGTAGATCCAGGAGGCGTCCAGGGTCTGGCAGAGGCCCGCCACGAAGTCGTTGGCCGCCGCCCTCAACTCCTGGAGCTCCTTCTCCCTGGCGTTCAGCAGCAACCGGAGCTCCAGGGTGGGGTCAGGGATGGAGTCCGGGGCAGGTGCGGACTCCATCCCCCGGAAGGCCGCTGCATAGGGGAGGTCCTCCTGCGGGGAGCTCTCTCCGTGGGCGTAGTTCACCCTCTGCGAGCAGGCGTCGCAGAGGTAGGTCTCGTCCCCCTCCCAGCCGTGGCGGACGGTCGCGAGCTTCCCGCACCGGAAGACCTCGCAGACCCGCAGGTTCTCCCCCTTCTGGAGGAACTCCATGATCTTGCGGAAGGACCTCTCGATGTTGAGGAGGAACGCCTCCCGGGAGGCATGGGGGGGCTTGGTGAAGCTGTCAGTCATGGCGCACCTTCCACAGGGTGAGGTCGTTGGGAGTGTTGGGGCACGGCTGGCCGGGCACGGTGCAGCGACGCAGGGTTCCATCCGCATCGAAGATGACCAGCTTCTTTTTCTCTAGGTCCATCGTCTCTTCTCTCTTTCAACAAAGCCCGTGAGTCCGGGCCCTGCTAGCTAGGCCAAGGGGACCTTCACCACCTCGGCCATGTAGCTGTCCGACCACTGCAGGGAGGCGCGGTCAAAGAAGGATTCCGCGTCCGATCTTTCCAAGAACCCCGTCACCTCGGGGAGCCCCTCTCGGACGATGACCACGATCCATCGGTACACGCTCATGCCCGGCTGACGGGTGGCTTCAGGCAGGAAGGGCACGGCAACCACGCGCCCGGTAGGCGTCCATGCGAGCAACGGCGCGCATCATGCGACGGGTCCGCTTCGGACCCATCTTGCCGGAGCCCCCCAGCTTGTTTCTCGCCGCCTTCCCCAGCTTCACGACGGGTGGATCCTCGTGCATCGGCCAGCGATCCAGGAAGCTGGAGAGCGTAATGCGGGAGGACGCAGATGGCGGACTGCAGGGGTACGAATGGGCTGCAAGGATGTCGCAGGCTTTCATCGGTCTCCTTCTAGGCTCCGGTGTTCCGGAACGGTGGGTACACGGAGGCTACGCGCCCCACTGGAGGCAGACAACCCACGTCCACGCCCCCTTCCTCTGCACTACCCTGCAGGATGCGACGGTCGCCCGACGGTACTCCCTGGAGTACTTCACCCAGAGGCGGTCTGACCTGAGCCCGAACGGGTAGAGCCGCGTGCACTTCTGGTAGGGCTTTCCGTTCTTCAGGTGGCGCAGTACCAGGTGGGGTTGGGCTGCGTCACGGCACCACCTTCCTCAGCCGGACGACGCGCGCGGAGGTGCGGCCCTCCTCGCGCATCTTGAGCGCCAACATGCGCGCTATCGCTCTCGGCATCTTGAGCGCGTTCCACCTTGAGCCCCACCACACGCGCAGGTCGTCACCGTACACGCGCGCTCCGACGTAGGCACGGTGGGGAGCAGCGTCCTGCTTGACGACGTAACCGGTGGTGATGTGCTGGTACCAAGGACGTCGGGGGGCGTCGGGTGTCTTTTCCCCGACGTCCGGAGAGGGGGGTGGGGTCTGCTCCTCCTGAGCGGCGGAGATCACGACCCGGTGCTGCGAGAGCGTTTCGGTGGCATTCTCCAGGTACGACCGCGCCGCCAGCAGCCAGCGCAGGGTGGTAGCGTCGACCTCCAGCGCATCGGGGCGATGCTCCCGCAGCAGCATGGAGACGCGCTCGATCTCCTCCTTCACGCTGGGGCCGGGGGCGTTGCGAGTCAGCGCGTCGACGAGGGTGGCGATCACCGCCTGGGGGTCCGGAGGGCAGTGGTGCCCTCCTCCGGTGACGCGGTACCCGCATCCGGCGCAGTACCAGGTGGGGTTGGGGTGGGTCATGGCTTCTCCGGCGGGGTGGGGAGGGTAGCGCGGATCAGGTCTGCGAGGTCGGGGGCGGCGTCGGTGATCGTGACGTTCCACATGAGTCTTCTCCTACCCCCTTCCTGAGGGGGCCTGCTCGTGCAGGAGAGGTGCGTATCCGCTCCATACACCCCCTTATCTCCGAAATGCGGGGCTCTTGAGCACGTGAGCGACCAGGACCGCCCACGCAAGAAACCTGCTGCAGGATGACACCTGCTCCCGGGCCAGATCCCCTTGGCTAAAAAGAAAGCGACCACTCACCTAGCCCGCTCTCTCTGCGGGTTTTGCTGTCCAGAGCATCCCTACGCCCGTAAGAGGTCGGGCTGCAGGGGTGAATCTCAGGCAAAATGGCGCGGCGCGGCAAAGTCAAAAAACCTGCAGAAAGGATGGGGGCGCTCCTGGGGCGGGATCCTCGCGGCCGACCCCCTCTGCGGGGGGCGCGTCAATCGTCTGGATCTTCACCCTCTTCAGGGAGGGGGTACCCGTATGGAGGAGGCCCCTCCAGCAGGCGCTCCCTGCCGGAGGCGGTGGTGCGGTACCGGAGGGCATCGCGGTCCCAGGTGATCAGCCCCCACACCCAGAGGCGGTGGATGAGGGTGCCCCTCTCCTCCATCCCGGGGGGCAGGCCCTTCCCTCCCTCCTCGGTGTTGAAGAGGGCGAGCAGGTCCTTCTCCACGGGGGCGAGGGGGGAGAGGCGCTCGATCTCGTTGTCGAGGAGACGCAAGCGGACCTGGGCCTCCAGCAGCTCCAGTCGAGCGCGCTCCAGCAGCAGCTGCTGGGCGGCTACCTTGCGCTCCTGCTGCTCCTCCACCAGGACCAGGGCGGCGCGCTGGGCTCGGAGGCTGCGCACCTTCTCTTCGCGCTCCTCCTTGTTCATGGCGTCTCCACGTCCCCCAGGAGCCCCGCCAGCTTGGATGAGGCGCATCTCGCGGTCTTCTTTGCTCATGTTCTTTCCTTCCAGGGGTTCAGCCTCCAAAGCTCCCCACACATTCGTCCGTGTCCTCGTAGTCGCCCAGCCAGCTCTCCGCGTGGTAGGGCCCTGCAATCCACCTCCGATCCCGGAAGTCTGCGGGGTTCTCCAGGTACTGCCACTTCCGGCGACCTACCCCTGCGTGGCGGATGTGGAGTACAGACCCCCGGTCCACATCCGCCTTGGAGTGGATGTCCACCTTGTCCCCGAAGCTGGAGGCATCCAGCGCCTTGTTGAGCGCGTTGTTGAACCGGATCCAGTCCAGCGCCTCCAGGAAGGTGTAGTCCCTCTTCTTCGGGCCCCCGGCGGGGCAGGGGCCCGCGTGGTTGCCGCAGTAGGGCCGCTTCTTCGTCAGCCGGACGGACCGCAACTCCAGCTCGATCCTGGCGTGCCCGCCTACGGTGAGGAGGACGCGGATCTGGATCTGCGCGGTGAGCTTCTCCTTGGAGAGCACCTTGCTCACCAGCCGGGAGAGGGTGTTGGCTGCCTTCGTATCCTCGGCCAATAGGAGGGTCCCCGAGGGAGGGCGGTTTGGGAGGAGGGTGAGGGTGTACACGGACTTTCCTTCCGAAGCAGTGGTGTTGCTTCAGAGGCTTATGCCCGCATCACCCCTGGTCTATGGGACCGGTCAGGCTGTGGATGGGGCCCTGGTTGTAGCGGTTGTGCAGCGGGGCGAAGATGTCGGGGCGGTTGATGTCGATGGTGGAGGCGAGCAGGCAGTAAAGCGACGAGTGGAAGCTATCGTCGGGTCGATCCGGCCGGTGGCTGTAGATGACCATGCCCTGCTGCTCCGACAGCTCGGCGGAGATGTTGCAGAAGTCCTGGGCGAAGGGCTCGCGCGTGTCCTCCCAGTGGGGGAAGCGGATGTTCCTGCGCTTGATCATGTTGATGAAGTCGGCCATGACGGCGCTGCGAAACAGCTTCCAGCGCAGCATCTTGGTGTCGTAGGCGATCTTCTTCACCACCCTGCCGAGGTGCTGGTAGACCGCGATGCGGTCCCTGCCGTAGTGGCGGATCAGGTGGTCGTTGTAGAGCTGCCCGTACCCGAAGTCCGTGCCGCAGCGGGCCACGTTGTACTCCCGCAAGATCCGCAGGATCTCCTCCTTCTGCTCCTCGACATCCAGCAGCATCCCGGTGAAGCGCTGCATGTAGAAGATCGTGAAGACGTTACCTACATAGGTGCCCAGGGTGATGACGGTGTAGCTCGTGGTGCCGGAGCCCCAGTCTATCCCCATGAAGACCGGGCGCGTCCAGCCGGCCTTGCGGGTGAAGGCGCCCTTCTGGGCCATGCGCAGGCGGTTGTCGCAGCAGGCTCGCATCTCCGTCATCGAGAGGGGCCTGCTGTGGTCGTCCATCGACAGCCCCAGCACCTCGTTGTGGAACTTGGCGTTGGAGAAGCTCAGGTAGTCGGAGTAGAGCTCGTCCCAGGGGCGCCAGGGCACCATGAGCTGCGGGATGCGGTAGCTCTCGAACTTCCCGTCGGCCTGGTGGTGGACCCACCGGGCGTCGTCGTGCTGGCAGTCCAGCAGCTCCCCGCATTTTTCGCAGGAGAGCCCCTTCTTCTGGATGTTCTTGGTGCCGAGCGCCTGCCAGAAGCGGTAGCCCGAGGACGAGCCGCACCGGTCGCAGGGCACCATCCACTCCCCGAGCGTGCTCATGGGCCTGCCGGCCACGAAACCCGATCGGTAGAACTCCATGACGTTGTCGTAGCTCTTGGGGGTGCCGGAGTAGATGTGGACCCGGTAGTCCGGGGGGGCGTGGGAGGTGCAGGGCTCGATGACGGGAATGTGCTCCGCCAGCAAGTCCTGGAGCTCGTCGAGGCAGAGCAGGTAGGCGGGGATGCCTCGACAGTTATGCACCAGCACCTCGGAGAGAAAGTTCTCTGGGCCCGGCACGTAGAGATCGAACGTCTCCTCTTCAGGTAGCTGGGTAATCCGGGTGATCTGGACGAATCGAAGCCCCCCTTCTGTCAGCTCAAGGAGCTCTTCGTCTCCGAGTTTTCGGGCGATCCGAGCGAGGACCTGCGTGCCGACGGAGTCCTTCCGGTTCCCGGGCCGGAGCTGGATGCCGTGCTTGGTCCAGGCGGTGTGAGTGCTCAGCCCGTGCTTCTCTCGAAGTCTCTTCCTGAGCAGGGCGTAGGAGATAGGGACTCGGTCGCTGTAGCCGCGCCCTTTCCTCCCTGAGATATCCCGCAGCGCTTGCTCTCGGGCCTCCTCCCTCCCCAGGACGGGGATCTTCTGGAGAAAGAGGTGTACCTGTCGCGCGTCGCGCAGGGTGACCTGGAAGCTCCCACAAGCCTCTGCTGTGGAGGGAGGCTTCTCCGAAAGGGTGGCGTACAGCCCAAGCCGCAGCAGCAGGTGCACAAGCTCCCTTGCCAACCAGGGGCTGGAGGTAGAGTAACCCACCTCCACGGTGTTTCCGGAGGCGATCCACCCATCGCAGCTGTAAAGCGCGTCGAGGAAGGCACAGAGCTGAGCCTCGTCCATCGCCCACAGGTCTGCTGGGAGGCGCTTCTCTGCGGAACGCTTCCCCCACAGGTCCGTACTGGAGGCCCACGCCCTGGCTCCGTTGGAGAGCGATAGGTTTCTGGTGGGGACGCCCTTGGTCCTCTCATCCAGGCTCTCTCTCACCGAGAACCCCTGGGACTCTGCCAGCCGGGTGACGTGCTGTGTCACCTTCTCGATGCAGGAGGAGAAGGTGACGCGATCCACGAGGCACCCATCTCCCATCAGGTAGCCCAAAAGAGCCACCTCCTCGATACTACGAAGGGATCCCGGACCATGGGGTAGAGACCTCGGAACGGCCACCCATCCCCCCTCCCCGATCTCCTGCACCTCTCTCCACCCTTCCGGGGTCAGGAGTCGATGGTCGGGTGTCATCCTCAGGACAGCCCCTCCCCGGAACCGGACCTCTCGAAGAGACCGAATCCCACGCGACAGCACCCCCTCCACCCGGGCCTGTACCATGCGACCGTTCTGGGCAGCCCACACAAGCCTCCCTTGTAGGGATGCCCTCCGGGCGTACGCCTCGGCCAGGGTAAGAGGGGGGGCATCGGAGAGGTACACCGGGGTGTCCCCGGATAGGCACCGGTCGGCGCTAAGAAAAGCGGAGCGCAGGATGATGTTGCTGGAGTTACCGAACTCCATCTCGTGGATGTTCTGGTTGCCCCCCGACCTGGCGAAGTCCCGCAAGAACGCGGAGGTCTCGATGGGGTTCCTCAGACGGTCGCGGCTGAAGGTCTTGGTCTGGATGCTCGACGGCGAGACGTAGAGGCTCTTGTGACCCGGATAGGCCACCGAGGCCATCAGCAGGCGGTTGCCGAGGTAGGTGGAGTTGTGGGTGACCACGCCAGCCGCCACGAAGCTGTCCCCGCCGCCGTCCACCTGCAGGTCGACCATGTCCACCTCGCCGCAGGGCTCCACCTTCCGGACGCGGCTCCACCGGGTGGGGGCCTGGAGCTCTCGGTGAAGGAGGCGGGCGTCCAGGCCATCGCTCCCGTGGGTCACCATGATCTTGTCCAGCCGCTCCAGGGCGTGGATGCGGTGCAGGCCGTGGGGCCAGAGTTGCTGGGGGCCCACGATTTTCTTCCTGGAGCGGTAGTGGGCGTTCCTCCCTCCTTTCCTGTCCGACCCTCGCCAGGCAGCCGTGGGGTCGCCCTCGAGCTTCTCCCGCTCCCGGTACACCCGCCGCACCTCGTCATGCCACTCCTTGGGCATGGTGTCATCGCTCGCCCCCGGGACCGGCTCCGGGAGGCTCTGGACCAGGGGGCGAGGCAGGAGTTTCAGCAGGGCCGCCGTCCCCCTTCCCTGGGGGCGGATGCGCCACCAGAAGGAGTTGTTGGCCGGGGAGTGCCTCGCCTCCACCCCCACCTCCACGCCGGCCATGTTGTGGATGGCTTGCACCTCGTCCGCCTCCTCCTGGCTGGAGAGGTCCAGCGAAAGGCTCAGCATCTCCGTGGCGCCCACCTTGGTATCGAAGCGCCCCTTGATCAGCCAGAGCACCCGCACGGCCATCTTGCAGGCCACGGAGCCCAGGCGGGTGGAGAGGTTCTCCTGGAGACCATCGTTTTTCTGCCTTTTCGCGATCCGGGTCGCAAGTCGCCCATGCATCCCTAGCGTGTATGACCCGTTGGGTACGCGGTATATGGAGTGTCCATTCGATCCCTCGCCCCTCAAGACCGAGTAAAGAAGCTCTTTGACGTGGTTCGGGTGCCGGATGGTCACGAACCAGGAATCCCTCCCCGAGCTGGCTCCACATATCCGCAATGCATCCAATACAGCGGCCCGCATGGCGTCTACGGGGCTACACTTGGCCCCTGGAATCTCCGGCACCTCACTCACCACTTCTACCCTTGTACGTGGCTTGAGGTCCTGAGCCCGGGTCCAAGAGCGGTAGGTTCGGAAGGGATGTTCCGCACCCGCCACGACGGTTACTCCTCCTTGCAGGGTAACGCGGTACGCCTCCTTGCGTACCACCTCGGACCTCCAGGTCACCCTGACCCACTCCAGAGTGGTTCCACCCGCCCCCAGTCCCAGAACGCGATCCCCCACCTGAATCTCCCCAGCCCGCTTCACTCCATCCGCTGTCAGGATTGGAGTATGTACGGAAACGCACTTCTCCACCTGGCGGGCGCAACACATTAGAATCCGTTTCGCAGGCGTATCGTAGATGGCCGGGAGGTGTTTTCTCCCCTCGAAGGAGAAGGGCGCATACGTCCCCTTCTTGTTCGGAATCCGCAGGATCCTCTGTGCGAACTGTGAGGGCAGGAAGGAGGGCATCTCCTGGAGGTCAGGGAGCCCCGGGAGGTCTCCCTCCATGAAGGAGGAGAAGCGGGCGACGAGGTTGGCCGCCTCCTCTTCCAGGTCGTCTGGGATGTGGAGCTCGGGGTCGAGGTCGTCTGGGGAGGGCTTGTGGCTGTACCAGCGCTGGTCAAACTTGCCGGAGAGCATGAGGACGTCCTGGGATGCGTTGTTGAGGGAGCTGGGGAAGGGGCACGCCCGCGTGGTGGCGGACCGATGGGGGGAGGTCCTGCGAGACGAGGGGGAGAGGGGGGAGGACGCCGACCTCCCCCGGGAGAGGGAGGTGAGGCTGCGGGTCTACCCTGCGGTGAGGGCGCACCTGCTGGGCGTGGTGGAGGAGTGGTGCCGGGTCCACGGGATGGACAGGGTGCGGGCCGTGACGCTGGGTCCCCACAGCGTGGCGCTCAGAGGGGCATGTTTCTGTCTCGACGGCGCCCCGCCCTCTCCAGGACCTGGATCAGCTCCTGGAGCCGCTGAGCGTGGCGAGCCATCTCCTCGGCAGAAGGGGGCCACTCCTCCCCGGCGGAGCGGAGGGCCTGGAGGAGGGAGGCGTCCAGCTCTTGGAGAAAGCGAGTGGTCCGCTCTTCTACGGAAGTGGTGAAGGCGAACATCTCCTCGCGGGAGGCGGAGAAGAACCAGGAGTCGAGGGGGGCGAGGCTGTGGGGCTGCTCGAAGCGGACCCTGGCCGCCTTGAGGTCGCGCAGCCTCTCCTCCCCGTAGAACCGCAGGGCGGTCGTGGAGAGGACCTGCCCGAACAGGCCATCGTCGTCGTGCCACCACCGGGGGATGGCGGTGTCGCGCAGCACCTTGTACGGCAGGTAGAAGTGGAGCACGAGGTCTCCGGCGCGCTTGAGGAACTCGACGCGGAAGGAGGGGTAGACGAGCAGGTAGGGGGAGGTGGTGGCTTGCTCGTGCCCCTCCCCTCCTTCGGAGAGCCGCTTGCTGGCCTGGATGAACGTGGCGCGATCCTGAGCTGAGAGCATCAAACCTTCTCCTCTGTCTCGGTCATCGTCGTGACCTGGTTGGCGCCTCGAGAGGCGTTCTTTCCCGTGATCTCCGCCAGGTTGGCGGCGTCGGCGTCGCTGTAGGGGTTGAGCGAGTGGTGTCCCCCCGTGAAGTCGGTGGGATCCCCGTAGTGGCCCTCCACGTTGGTCTGCAGGGCCATGACCTGGATCTGCTGCTGCATGGAGGCGGCGCTGGCGCCCATCTCCTTGCTGATGCGCAGGATGGTGGAGGCCGCGGTGGCGAGGCTCGACAGGCGGAGGGGGGCCTCGGGGTGGGTGTTGACGCTCATCTCCAGCATCCTGTGGAAGATCAGGGTGTGGAGGACCTCGTACGCCTTCTGCAGCTCCAGGCGATCCAGGGGCAGGCCGAGGTAGGAGCGAGCGAGGGCGACGTTGAGGGGGGAGGGGGGCAGGGCGGCCAGCGTGTTCCTGGGGTCGCTGTAGTGGGAGCGCTTCAGGGCCTCGGCCTGCCGCGCCCTCTCCTGCAGGGGCATGGAGTTGTGGAGCTGCCGGATGAGGTCCCGGTTTCCCTGGGACCTGCGCTGGCTGGCTCGCAGGCGTTCCGAGCTATCGGGCCTCTCCGGGACGGTGCTGGCGTAGGGGGAGGGGAGCCGCAGGTCCCCCACCATCTCCCGACCGCTGCCCTGCTGCTCGGTCTGCCCGAGGCGCTGGCCGGTCTCGGCCTCCCTGCCCTCCTGGATCTGGGCCAGCCTGGACATGCGGGTGGCGTCGGGGCTGCGGAGGAGGAGGAGGGCGCGCAGCATGGTCCTGTCCATGTCGTGGACGGACCAGAACAGGCGGCGGTAGGCGCGCACCGTGGGGGGTCGGAGCTGGATACCGTGCTCCCGTAGCAGCTGGAGGGTGTCCTCCTCCGAGAGCCCCCCCAGGCCGCTCAGCTCCAGCACCTCCCGGGTCTTGGGGCTCTGGTGAGCGCGGAAGGCGGCCATGCCGTCGTTGCTCAGCCGAGGGACATCCCCGAGGAGGCCCTGCTCGATGAGGTAATCCCGGGAGGGGGTGTGATTGGGGTCCCGGGGGCGAAAGACATCGGGAGGCATCGCCCTCTCCCTCAGCAGGATCAGGTACTGGATGCTCCCGTAGTCCAGGCCGTGGAGAAGGGCGTGGTCCTCCACCTCCTGCACGCTCTTCCCCTGCAGAAACAGGTGCAGGAGGTATCTGCGGCAGGGGGTATCTGTGATCATCCCCCTACCGTAAGGTAGGAGCCCCCTCTTGGAAACGCAGAGCGTAGGTGTTCTCGATCGCGACCTCGAGGCCCTGCACCGCCTTCTCCAGGGACGCCTCGTCGTAGACCTTCAGCCCCAGGCGAGAACCCAGCAGCATCTCGCAGAGTAGGGAGAGGGTCTTCTCCATCTCGGGGAGGTGGGAGACGAAGGCGTGGGTGTTGTCCGGGGTGAGCAGCGACATCCCCAGCAGGGCGTCGATGGAGGAGCTGTCCTGGAGCTCGGCGGCGACCTTGATCCCGGCATCGAGGTCGATGCCCCGGGGCAGATCGGGCCCCCGGGGGGTTGCCCTGGCCTTCTTCTCCTGGGCCGCCTTGGTCCAGTCCGAGGGCGGGGTGAGCTGGGGGACGCCCGCCACCAGGGAGATCGGCCCGCCCTCCGTGGCGCACTTCACCATGACCGAGGCGGCCTTCTTCGTGGAGAACCCGGCAGAGTTGAGGAGGAAGACCATCTGGCTCTCGTCCAGGTCGTACTGGCCGCCCACCTTCTCCAGGAAGGGGCCCCTGGCGGTCCAGCTGTCGCTGCCGAGGTAGCGGAGCTGGAAGGAGCGGCTGGCCAGCTTGAGCTCTTCCGGACCCTCCGGCAGCTCCGAGAGGGGGTCGTGCCCTCCCGGGAGGAGGTCCATGCCCAGGGGGGACGTCTCGGGCTTGCCCTTGAGGTCGACCGTCTCCTCCGGCAGGGGCATCCACTGGAAGTCCGTGGGCAGGCAGAGGACGCCCTCGGACTCGAACGCCTTGCGGGCCCCCTCGACGCGCTTGACCCTCGCCTGGCTCCCCTCTTCGCCCGTCACGAGCCACGCCTGGCCCTGGGCGGAGGAGACCGCGGCGAGGATGTGCATCGGGACGGTGCCCTCGAGCCCATCCCTGCCCCTGCGGACGAACAGGCCGTACCCCTGGGGCAGAGCCCCCTCGGGCCCCAGAGGGGGCTCCCCTCCGCCTGGCACGCCGTAGATCTCGGGCTGCATGACGTGGCTGGTGCCGTTGGTGAAGAGGGCGATGGGGAGCTTCATCCCCGTGAAGTCGATCAGCGACGGCAAGACGATCCCGACCACCCGCATCCCCTGCTGGGTCTCGCAGCGAGCCACGCCAGCGGAGGTGATCAGATCCCTCCCCTCCTCCTCGGGGGCCTCGGCGCCCTCCATGACCTCGGGGGTGATCGTGGCCTCGCCGTCGGTGTCGACCAGGTTGATCAGGTCCGGCGAGGCGATCTTGACGAGCTCGTCCCGGGTGACCTCCACCACGCGCGGCTCCCAGCAAGCCGGGTTGGCCTGCTGGATGGCGTAAACCCCCTCTCCGAGGGAGGAGACCTTGACCACCGAGGGCTCCCACTCGACGGTGGGAGGGGGGGTTGCCCGAACGGTGAGCAGCGTGGCCATCGCCTCCTTGGCGGCCGGGTTGTCCGCGAAGTCGGGTAGCGAGGCAACCTTGCGGAGGAGGCCCTCGCGATTGCCCCCCTCCACGATCACATCCTCCAGCAGCGAGGCCATCTTCTGGGTGACGCTGGAGTTGCCGCCGTAGAAGGTGTCGCGGCTGCTGGGGTAGAGCAGCGACGCGATGTTGTTCGGGCCCGGGGCCTGGGAGGTGGTCTGGAAGATGTCCTCCCGGAAGAGGACGCTGTGGAGGCGCCGGGCGTTGAGGGGCATCAGCCGCGTGGGCATGCCGTGCATCCCAGGGGCCACCAGCAGGTCCAGGGGGAACATCTCCCCGTGCAGGATCAGGACGGGGACTCGTGCCGTGCGGCCAGGGGACTGGGAGCGCACCTGGCCCATGATGTCGAGGGAGGGCGGCTGCTTCAGGGAGATCAGGACGGCCCCCACCGCGGTGGCCTGGGCGATGTCCTGGTGGTCGAAGGCGATGTCGAGGGCGAAGTTCGCGAGCTCGGGGAGGGCCTCCAGCGCCTTCTGGTAGATGAACGACGGCCACTCCTCCGGAGAGGGGGGGAGCTTCGTCATGACGGCGGCGGACTTCGTTACCTCTTCGAGAGGCGCTTTGAACAACGGCATGGTGGCTCCAGTTTACGCGGGAGGGACGGGGAAGAGCACGCCCGCGGCGGCATTGAAGCCAGGGGCCTTGCTTATCAGGAGGAGGGCATCGCAGCTATCCCCGGGGGCGATGCCGACGGAGGCGTAGTCTGCCCCGGAGATCTGGCCCAGGAGGGCGGCCAGGGGCTGGCCCGTGGCCCCGTAGAGCGCCACGGGACCCACGTTGAGGGCGGCGTTCAGCGCCCCCACCACGTTGGCTCCCTGCAGGCGCACCCCCGCTGCCAGGTCGAGCAGGAGCTGCAGTCCGCTCAGCTGGGCTTGCAGGGATGCGATGGCCTGCAGCGATGCGTTGACGGACACGCCGGGTAGCGTGACGCCAGCCGCCGCGGCGGCCTGTAGCCCTGCCACGGCGTCAATGGCGGCGGTGATGGCCGTCAGGAGGGAGAGCGAGGGGTTCTGGATCTGGATGGAGGCTTCCAGGGCGGCCTGCAGCCGGGCCTGGATGTCCGCCTTGAGCTGCCCCAGCCCAAAGGCGCCGCCGATGTGCAGCTCGATCTGGGCGATCAGGGGTAGCAAGGCCGCCACCGCTAGCCGGGCTCCGATGTTGACGTCGCCCAGGGTGCCCTGGGCCAGGAGGGTGAGAGGGGTCGGCATCAGTCCACCTTCACGTTCGGGCTACCGCCGGTGACGATGGTGGCGGAGATGAGGGGGGAGATGGTCTTGATGATGCCCGTGAAGGTCGCGCCGTCGAGGAGACCCGCGAACTCGGTGCCGGGGGGCAGGGCGAACACCACCATATCCCCCTGGCGGACGACCCCCTTGGAGCCGCCTCCGAACTGGGTGAGGGGGGTGGTGGTCTTCACGGAGTTCTCGGAGGCGATCACCACCCCCTTCTTTCCGCTGAGGTAGAGCGTCCCCTCGGACTCGATCCAGACATCCTCCTCGGACTGCAGCACCAGCTTCTTCTTGAGCTTGATGACGAGGGCCTGGGCCAGGCGGAGCAGCAACCCGCCCCCCAGGGTGAGCAGCGCCCGGAAGACGTTCTGCTTCCTGGCCCCGTCATCCACCACCTCGCCATCCCCCGTGGAGAACTTCTGGGGGGAGACGGTGAGCTCCATGACACCGTCGTCGAGGTCGAGCCCCGCCTTGGCGGCGGCGGAGAGCGCGTTGAAGCCGTCTGGCTCCCCCAGCAAGGACCTGCCGCTCCTCTGGCGGATCGACCCGTGCTCGTCGGAGCTAGAAACACGGAATACCCGGCTCTCCTCGTAGGTGGGCACGCCTTTCAAGGTGCGGGTCCGCTGCACGCAGACCCCTCCCTCCCAGATGCTCAGCGAGGAGCGGCACACCTCGGTGCGTCTGCCGCCCCGGGTGGACCACACCGTCTGGCAGAGCGCGCCGGAGTAGATGCGAGCGATGCCCCCCATCAGCAGCTCCACCCCCTGACCGTCGTGCCCTCGCCACACCTGGTCTCCATCCGCCTGGGGCGCCCGGTTGTTGTCGAAACGGGGGTTGTTGCTGGGGGACTTCGCCTTGATCGCCTCCTCCTCGAGGGTGAGGGTCTTCTTGGCGTCCTCCGTGGGGGCCACGGGGGGGCGCATGTTCGCCAGACCCGGCAGGAAGGCGGGGGGGCTGCCGTCCGAGGGGATGAAGAGCAAGCCCCGCGTACCCTCGGGGGGCGTGAAGGACATTCCTGCCCCGTTCTCCGGGTTGAGGTAGGGGCTCAGGACGACGCAGCTGGCGAACCACCTGCGGTCGAAGGCCGTGGTGACGTCCACCAACCAGCGATCCGGGTACGTCCTGTCCACTCGGGCGTCCACGATCTCGGCGGGCCGTGACGGGCTCTTCGAGGGGAGGAGGTGGGGGTTTCGCATCGAGGCATCCTAGCTCAGTAGAAGGTCTTCTTGCCTGCTTTGCGGGGGTCGGTGCTCTGGCGCCCGAACTCGGCGCCGTACATGAGCCCTGGGACGGGGTGCCGGCCGTGGATGTCCGAGGCCCACCCCTCGGCAGCGCCCTGCATGACGGTGCCGCGGAGCTTCTGGTGGTTGAGGCGGGCCATCCAGTCCGTGGTCATGTCGAGGGGCAACAGGTTCACCCCCCGCAGGATCGGGTTGTGGCGGATGAGGGGCTTGCCCTCCTCCTTGAGCTTCTTGTTCATGGCCTCGATGGCGGAGCGGGCGTAGGTCTGCCCCCGGAGGAGGTCTTGCGACCCTCCTGGGTGCTCGATCTGGGTGAGGTTGCCCATGCTCCTCACCACCACCTCGACGGCGCGCTTGCGCACCCCCTCGTCGGCGTAGAGGCCGTGCATCTCCTCGGCCATGCGCTCCTGCACCTTGTCGATGCTCTTGGTGGCCTCGAAGTACCGGTGGGGGTTGAGCATGGTGCGGTTGGGGTCGGAGAGGAAGTCGCCGGGCTTCACCTCCATCCCGACGTGGGGGGCGGTCCAGGGCTTGGCGTGGAACACGCCCTCTTGCTTCACCGCCAGGGAGTTGCCCTTGGGGTCCTTCCCCACGAAGTGGGCCTTGCCTCCCACCCAGACGTTCACGCCCGTGGGGGTGTGGTCGATCTTCTCCACCTTCCCGTGGGTGGTGGCATGGACAGCGGAGTTGGGCAGGTGATCCGGCAGGTAGGTGAGCTGCTCGAGGCGCCCGAAGGAGCCCAGAGCCCCGCCTCCAGAGGAGGCGACTCCGCCAGAGTTGTGGGTCCAGACGCTGTTGACGAACAGCGTCCCCGTCTCCGTCTCCAGGTCGTACACCCAGGGGGGCGCCCCCTCGAACCGCACAGGACGCACGTAGTCCACGACCTCGCCGAACCTCTCGTCGTTGCCCTCTGGGCGAGGAGAGACGCCCTGCAGCTTGAGGGAGGTAGAGAGCAGCTTCTTGGCGGTGACGGTGACAGGGAACGTGACGGCGAACCCCTGGTGCAGGGAGCGCTTCCTCCAAGGGGAGAGCATGACGCGGGAGTGAACGCCCTGGGAGCGCAGGATGTGGTGGAGTTGCTGGGCGAGGAGGTAGCTGGTGGTGTCGATCCTTCCCACCTTCCACGAGCTGTCCTTCGTGGAGATGAGGGTGCCATCTCCATCGAACACCCCAGCCACGAAGTCTGCGAGCCATGCGGAGGGCATCCCGCTCCAGCCAGCCGGCAATCCCTTGTTCCTGGGGTAGCGACCGAAGGTCCGCTCGAACCAGAGCCCCTTCTCGCGACCATACACCTGGTATGCCCGAGGTCGGGCACCGAAGCGTCCCCCCGGGAACTCGGCCGCGAGCTGAGCACCGATCTTTTCGTAGATGGGGGTGCCAGAGTTCTGGGAGATGCCAAAGCCCACCACGTAGGGCTTGCCCCCCTTGTGCTGAGCGTGGACGTAGCCTTCCGCGCAGTAGATCCCTGCCAACCACCCTGAAGCCAGGGGTGGGTCCACCGGGGTCGGCAAGGGGCCCCGGTTGACCAGGGCAGCATGGGACTTGTCGGACATGTCAGAGGGCATGACCATCTGGAAGTCGCTCGGAGCGGGGACGTCCCCTTGCCAGCTCCTGCCGCACTTGCGGCAGTAGTGCTGCTTGCCGTTATTGCTGCGCTTGGGGTAGGTGCCACAGAGGTCGCAGACCGCGTTGTTCTCGGCGAACATGTGGGGGTGGTTGTCCTGGCCAAGGAGCCCGAACCCGGAGCGAGTCCTGGTGAAGACCATCTGCGTCCCGGGCTCCTGGATGTGGCGGCTCACGCCCAGCACCCGCACCCATCCCTCTCGACCCCACACCTCGAGGGCATCCGGCTCCCGGATGTCTCCGGCGCCCTTCGCCTCCTCGAAGACGGAGCGGAGCGTGGTGTGAAGGATCCTCCCCTCACGGCGGACAAGCACGAGGGAGTGCTCGTGGAGGCAGTGAAACGCCTTGAGGGTCAGCTGCACGGCTCGTTCCCCCAGGGCGTGGGCGCTCAAGACCCCCACGTTCGCCCCGATGTCGAGGTGGCGCCCGTTGGCGTCCAGCCCGTAGCACTTCTGGCACACCCCCTTCTCGGAGTGGCAGTGCAGGGGAGACCTCACGCTCAGCTTCGCCCCGGGGTCTGACCTTCGGATCTTGTCCACGATGTCCTTGGTCAGCAGCGTCCCTCCCGGGAGGTCCAGGCCCGGCATCTTCAGGGGGGCGGCGAGGTGACGGTCCACGATGTCGTAGGCCCCCACATGGGTCAGGAGCCCCTTCTGCGTGCCGCAGTCGTGCTGGTCGATCAGCTTGTCCATCGAGGTGTTCTGCAGCAGCTTGGTCATGTACCCGGGCTCCTGGACCTCCTGCACCTTCTTCACCGTGCCGCTCCGGGCTCCCTCCTGCTGCACGGTGTACTCCGTCTGGTTGACGCCCTCCCCGTAGCTGCGGCGCACCGGCAGGGGGATGAGCTCTCCCTTGGAGTTCGCCATGACCATCGGGGCGATGACCATCTGCTTGTACTGGTCCGCCGAGGGCTTCATGCCCGCGCGGGTCATCTTCCCGAGGGCGTTGTGCTCCATCATGCCCAGCGCCTTGTGGGCCTTCTGCATCTCGGAGTCTGCCCGGAGGTAGACCTCCGCGGTAAGGCGCTTGAGCTCGGAGGCCGACAGACCCTTCTTGCGGAGGGCCTCCACCTCCTGGTCGGCCTTCTGCAGGATGGGCTCCCGGGTGGAGGTGTCCGCCAGGAAGTCCGTCATCTTGAAGGAGTGGGCCCCCACGCTGACCTTGCCCTTGGGGTGGAGGGCGGTGTTGATGATGCCCGTGCTGGTGTCGTACCCGAGGTCCTTCAGCTTGTCGGCCGTGGCGGCGAACTGCGGGGAGTGGTGCTTGCCCACCTCGGTGAAGAGGGCGTTCACCCCCTTCTTGTTGAGCTCCATCTTCAGGTCGGTGAGGACGCTGTGCTTCATGGCCTCCGGCACCGCAGAGGAGAGGAGGACGCGCCCAGGGGTGGTGATGTGCTGGCCCATCTTCACCTGATCGTTGAGCCCGACCTTGCCGGCGGAGAGCGCCTCGATCACCCCCTTGTCGGAGGTGAAGGCATGGTTGGTGGCCTTGCCTACCAGGGAGAGACGGTGGAGACCGAGCAGGCTCTCCATCGACGGCAGGTAGGCCACGCCCCCCGTCGTCTCGTTGAAGACGTTCTTGCTGGGCATCATCCTGGCGGCGTCGCGCTTGGCCTCCTCGGTGACGGGGACCTGGATGGACATGGTGTCCCAGACGACGAGTCCGTTATCCATCACGAAGGTCCAGGAATCCGGGACGGTGAGGTCGTACATCTCCACGACCTCGCCGGTGTCCGTCGCTGACTCCACCACATCCCAGGAAAGAGAGGGGTCCGTGCAGAGAGACGTCCACTTCACCAGCGGGCCCTCGTACATCCTCTCCCCGAGGAGCTCCGCCAACAACGCGAAGGTCTCCCGGGTAATGACCTCCTCCTTACGCTGCAGCACGACGTACAGGCTGAATGCCCGCTTCTCCTCCGCGCCCTTGACCTTCTTGGAAGCTCCCAACCCCCGAAGGTGCCCCAGCAAGACGTCGCGGACGGAGGGGGTCATGGGCACCCAGTCCGCCCTGCCGGGGGCTACCCGTTCCCCTCCACGCAAGCGATCCAGCGCCTCTTGCTTCTTGGGGTAGGCGAGCGTCATCCACTCCGCCTCCTGCATCGTGGAGGTGGAGAGCATCACGTTGTACGCCGACTCCCCCCTGCGGGCGTACTCACACACGCTCGCAACAATCCCCAGGGATTCGCAAAGCACCACGACCTCGCGAGCGAGGCGGGAAGAGGTGGTATGGAAGGCGGCCTGGAACTGCGGAGCGTTCTTGCTCTTGGCCTGCACCCACGCAAGAGAGCCGTCGGTATCGAGCAAGCCCTCCAACAGGCCCCTGCGCGCCGGCTCAGGCCACTGGAGGAAGGAATCGGGGAGGTGCTTGTTCCTGGCCCCCTTCCCTATCATGTCCACGAGAGCTCTCCCGAGGATGCTGTGGGTGGCGGTGTCTCGAAAGGAAAAGGCGGGGGACCCCTCGAACTCGTGATCGAACTCGTAGCGACGGAAGGCAACCCCGGGCTCGATACCCTCGAGCACCTCGCGCCAACGTTCTGCTACAGGGATCCCCTCCCTCCCAAAGGAGATGGACACCTGCATCGCGGCTTGATTGCCGCGCGCAGAGGTGTCTGACACCCACCCATCCCCCACGAGCGTGCCGATGAACCACCCCACCTCCTCGGTAAGAGGGAGATGATCCATCTGGAAACCGCGGGTGCTCCGAGCGTACCCACGCATGTCCAGGGAGTGGATCGCGTCCCCCGCTTGGTCGGGGAGGCGACGCATCGCGGCAACCACCTTGCCCTCTGCCTCCGCAGGCCGCGTCTTGACCAGCATCAGGGTCTCGGGATCCAGCGTGGCAAGCGAGTGGTCCTCGCTCACCTGCAGAAAGCGTCCTCGCCGTGTGTCCACCTGCCAGAGACGGCAGCGGTGGTGCACCGAGTACTCCGTCACGGGCATCCGCTGGATGCCCCACCCCTCCCGGTACGCGGGGACAAGCACCCCCTCGGGGACACGGTAGATCGTGGCGTTCTCTTTCTCTTGAAGAATCTCAGCGCGGGGAAAGTCGCGCAGGTTGATGAGCCCAAAAACAGGAAGCGAACCGTCGTGTGGCATCCCCTCCTTATCTCGGGAACCCTCCGATACTTCAACGCGGATGAAACCAAGGGCGCTGTCGCCGTCGAAGTCGGCGTTGAACCCCCCGGTGACCAGGGGGTGGATGCGGATGGCCTTCCCGGGAACGATCTTGGGACGGAACGCCTGGACGCTGTACTTCCAGAGAGCCGGGTCGCGCTTGGCGAAGACGAACTGGTCCTGGGCCAGGTTCTGCAGGGCGGAGTGGATGGAGGGGTCCTCCTTGCCCTTGTGGGCCTCGCTCAGAAGGGTCTGGGCGGCCAGCTCGTCGCGGGCGCTTCCCTGCCGCACCAGCTGTCGGACGAGCTGGGGCCGGAAGACCGTCATGGCCATCTCCTTGGGGAGGCCGATCTCGTCGAGACCCAGCTTGGGTTCGGGGATGATGGTGGCGCGGGCGCTCATGTCCTGCCGGCGGGACAGCAGCCCCTTCTGGGCGATGCCGCGCTTGGGCTGCGTGCCAGCGATCATGTGCAGGATGCCCTTGTCCTTGGCGCCCTCGGGCAGGGCCGCCGTCCCGAACAGGGCGGACACCTGGTCGTATAGGGCCATCCTGGACTGGCCCTTGTGGCTCTCCGGCAGGAGCTTCTGCGCCGGGGAGTTCATGGCGTTGGTGATCTGGCCGAGCTGGTTGTAGATGCCGTTGATGCCCTCGTAGTGGAGGGCGCCATCCTCCAGGTTGGACAGGGGGCGGAGCTTCGGGGGGACGATGGGCAGCACGTCCAGCACGTACGCCTCGGCGGGCTTCAGCCCGGTCTTCTGCAGACCCTGCAGGAAGCGGGCGCGCTTGTAGAGGTTGTTGACCGCGGAGGGCTTGGCCTTCTCCAGCTCCTTCTTCGTTTGCTCCAGCTCCTTGGAGACGTCGACCTGCCCCAGGAGCTTCTTGAAGGCGGCCCCTCCCGTCAGGAACCCCTTCTGGAAGGTGCCGATCTTCCCGGTCACCGGGTTCACCCCCTCCTTCCCTTCGAGGATGCCCCGGTAGACGGTCTCCGTGATGTTCAGGACCTTCTTGATGGGCTCCTCGAACACCGGGTTGGGCAGAGGCTCCGGGAGGTGGAGGTGCGACCAGCCGGTCCCCCCGTGTCCTCCGGTGATGTGCTCATCGAAGATGCCCCCCTTGATGGGCTTGAAGACGCCGTTCTCGTCGCGCTTGGAGTGAACCACCGCGGTGGGGTCGCTGACCGCCCCCTTGCTCATCTTGAGGATGTGCGCGTTGGTGAGGGGGGACAGCAGGAACTCGTCGCCCTTCTTCTCCACGTTCACCCCCGCGCCCTTGATGAGCTCGGTGAAGCGGTGGAAGGAGAAGGTCGGCTTGGGGGTGGGCAGGGGCTGCCCGGTCTGGATGGCGCCCCAGACCTCGTTGTGCTGGGAGCGCCAGCGCTTCCCCTCGTGGGTCTCGGGGTCCTCGCCCTCGCTCTTGAAGGTCATGCTCTCGCGGAGGACGCCCTTCGCCCCGTGAGCCAGCAGGGCGTAGATGCCAAGCTGGCCCCAGGACTGACCTCCTGTGCCATCCCCCGATGCGGGCTGCAGCGTGGTGGGGTCGTACTTCTCGTGGTTGGGGAGCTTCGGCAGGGACATGCCGCTGCGCATCGACTCCTTCTTGTCGATCTGGTGCACCAGCTTGAGGAAGTGGAGGGGGCCCGTCATGACGTGGCCGTAGGAGAGCCCGGTCTTCGGGTCGAAGAGCTCTTCGGTGTCCGAGAGGTTGTGCTTCTTGAGCTCGCCCATCATGTGGCGCGTCCAGTCCTTCACCTTCGGGTCGAAGTTCTGGACGAGGTACGGCTTCCCCGTCTTCTCGGCGATCTTGCCCGCCATCGCCTCGAGGACCTGGCCGATGTTCATGCGGCCTCCGAGACCTCCGGGCTGGAAGAGGATGTCGACGGGCTTCCCGTCCTTCCCCTGCGGGGCCTCCTTGTCGGGGAGGATGGCGACGACGATGCCCTTGCCTCCATGACGGTGGGAGTTGCCGGACCAGTACGCCTTCCCGTTCCTGCGAACGTAGAGCACGTGGTGTGGCACCGTGACGCAGTGCACGGCGCCCGTGAAGTTCTCGACGATCTCCTCCACCTGGGTCGTCTGCTTCTTCGCGTGGCTGTGGTTGACCTGGGGGGTCAGCTTGCTGTTGACGATCCTGACCACGTACGTGCGCTTGCGGGGGTACACCCTCCCGTTCTTCTCCAGGGGAGGGGGGTCGCTCCAGCTCACGTTTGCAGCCTTGCCGATGTGAAGGCACAGCCGCTGCACGTCGTCTGCCAGCCGCTTGGACGTGGTGGTGTAGCTGAGGGGGAGGCTCTTGGTGTGACCATCTCCCCACATGAGCCAGTGGAAGAGGATCTCCAGATCCTCCTTCTCGAAGTCAAACACGAAGGAGGGGATGTACTTGGAGCCGGAGTGCCCGAACCGCTTGAAGTAGTCGCGGAGTTGCACCCCGTAGACGTGGAAGTGCTCGGGGAAGACGCCGATGGACAACCCCAGCTCCGCCGCCGCCTCCTGGAACGCCTTGCGCCCAGAGGGCTTCACCTGCGAGATCTTCAGCCCGTCCGGGTAGACGCTCCCCTCGGAGAGGAACGCCCCCAGCAGGAACATGAACTGGCGCGTGGGGATGCTCAGCGGGGGGAGGATGCGGTACCCCCTGCTCCCCGGGGTTCCAGCGACGTGCTCCGGGAGCTGGACCACGCGGGGGCTGGCTCCGCGCCATACCCCATCCTTCTTGTGGCTGACGCGCTTCCCGAGAACCTGCTCTGCGGGCAGGAGCTTGAACGCGTCCTCCCCACGAGGCTGCACGTACACCCGGTGCTGCGCGGTGACGAACATGTCGAGCTGCTGGCTCTCCAGCCGGTACATGCGTCCACCTTGCGGGTAGGAGTGGAGGGCGATGGGGCGCTGGTATGCAAACGAGCCATCCTCCTGCAGGCAGCAGACCTGGTCGGACAGCGTGACCTGCGCCACCGGCTTCCACCCCGAGTAGGTGAGCACCTCCGTCTCCTCGTCGAAGCACAACTTGTCCCCGACGCGCATGGGCTCCTCGGTCCTCACGTGGACGTGCACGCCCTGTTCGTTGCGGTGGACGGCCACCACCTCACCCGGCAGGTCGGACTCCCACCGCATGCTCTTGTCCACGAGCTGGCTCGCCAGGCTCTTGCGGATGGCTCCGATGCCGGTGCGGTCCTTGATCTGGTAGGGCTGCAGGGCGATGACCAGGGGGTCTCCCGGTCGGATCTTGCTGCCCACCTTGGCCACACCATCCTCCCCGATGTGGCCGTACTGATCCTTGGTGTAGGCGAGCGGGTGGGCGTTCTTGAACTTCGCCACGTCGAAGGAGAGCCCCTTGTCCAGGTCGGGGATGGGCAGGGAGTACTTGTGGAGGTGGTTGCTGGTGAGCTTCTTCGCGGCGCTCTCCGTGATGACCAGCCCGTCCTCGAAGTTGAGGCCGTGGTAGCTCATGAAGGCGGTCTTGAGGTTCTTCCCCAGGGAGAGCAGGCCGTCGCGGGTGTAGTTGTTGTCCGCGACGACGCTGCCGTGAGCCACCTGATCCCCCACCTTCACGAGGGGGGTGGAGTGCATGACGCTCTTGGTGTCGTTGAGGGGGTGGTTGTTGTAGAGGTGGACGACGTGCTCCTTGCCCTTGGCGTCCTTGATGTGGACTCCGTCGGGGGTGATCTTGGAGACCGTGCCCGCCACAGGCGCCACGTGTGCGCTCTGCTTGCCGAGCATCTCCTCGAAGGTGAGGTTCTTGTCCCCCGGGGCCAGCACGCGCACGAGCGGCTTGTCGCGATCCTTCAGGGAGATGCTCTGCTCGATGTGGCGAGAAGCCATCGAGACGCGACCCCCCGAGTTGTTCTGCAGGAAAGGGACGAGGTTCACCGTGGTCCCGTAGACCTGGGAGGGGTGCTTCATCACGTAGTCCGCTTCGTGGAACGAGATGACCTCGGGCTCGTTGCCATGCCCGAGGGCCCGCACCTTCGCGTTGAGGGGGTGCGGCACGCCATCCCGGTACTCCACCTCATCCGCCATCACGACCTTGCTCCGCATCATGGTCGCGGGGTCCACGTAGACGGTCTTCTTCTCCTTCAGGCTGTAGACCGGGATGTGAGGCTGGCCCCCGATGCGCTTCACCCCGATGGGGAGGCGCAGGGAGATGCCCGTGGCAGACCCCTCGGGGGTGGTGAGGGGGTCGATCATCCCGAACTGCGAGGGGTTGATCATCTTCGCTGCATCGGTGACCTGGATGTCGCTCTTGATGCCCCCGGGGCCCATGATCGTGGTCTGGAGGGCGGTGCCCACCATGTCCACGGGGTTGATCTGCTTGGCGGGGTTCACCAGCGAGCTCTGGAACAGCTTCCGGACGGCCTCGTCGAACACCCCGGGGCGCAGCGCCTCCCGCACGTCCTTCAGCCCGCCCTTGTTGAGCTGGCGCTGCACCTTCACGGCCAGTGTCCTGGAGGACTGCTGCAGGTGATCCTTCAGGAAGTCCCCCGTGGAGCGAAGCGTCTTGAACACCAGGGAGTCACGGTCATCCTCCGGGGCCCCGTTCTGCACGGCGAGCAGCTTGGTGCCCGCCCGGAGCATCAGGTGGGCGTCCACGTGGTCCACCGCGTGGCCCATCGTCTCCTTCACCACCTCGGGGCGCACCTTGGACTCCTTCATCACCTGGCGGAGGTGCTCCTTCAGCGACACCTCGTCCTCGGGAGGGGCCTTACCGTTGGTGCTGGTGCGGTAGAACTGCGCGAGCACGCCCGCCTGGCGCTTCACCGTCTGGTTCGCCTTCCAGACCTCCTCCCCCCACGACGCCTTCATCTCGTCGTCGCTGACACCCATCGCCTTGAGCAGCGGGTACGCCGGCAGGTTGGCCTTCTTGTACTCCATGTGGAAGAGCTGGCTCTGGGGGTCGAGCTTCATCTTGAAGGCCGCCCGGTTGACGACGTTGAACCGGGCCTCCAGCTCTCCGTTGTTCTGGCGCCGCGCGTACACCCCGGGCTTGAGCTGCCACTGGTTGGCGGCCTGATGCTCCTGGCCGTTGTAGATGAAGCTGAATCGCTTCGTCATGACGGGGATGCTCATCAGGCGCATCTTCTGGGACAGGAGCACCTTCCCCGTCGCGTTGTCCCTCAACTCCACCTGCCCCTGAACCGGGGCCACCCAGCTCTTCCCCTCCAGCAGGACCTTCTTCTGTCCGGGCAGGTCCTCTGGGTGGGGCATCTCCGGGGTGAAAACATCGACCAGGTGAAGGCTGTGTTCCCTCCCTACGATGGGAAAACTCGACTTCAACCCCTCCTTGATGGCGGAGAGGGCCTCGTTGTGTGCTTCATGCGGGTCGAGGGTGGACATGCGCCCCTGAGTCTACGCCAAATCCAGGGGGTACTGGGCATAAGAGGGTGCAGAAAGGAGACCCGATGTCGACCCCTTCATCGAGCGCTGGCCTGCTTGTGGCCCTGATCGAACTTCTCCTGGGAGACCCATGCGACTCTTCCTCCTCAACTTCGCCCTCGTCCTCCTCGAGGGAGTCCTCTTCCTCCTCCGAGCAGGGTAACGATGACGTCTCTGGTCAACCCGATTGACTGCTCCAACCGCTACCGCGTGGGGAGCAGCAACCTGTTGAGCATCCCGCTCGACTACTTCAACCTACCCTTCGCTGACCCGACCTCGCGCGGGAGGCAGTGGATCGTGAGGAACGCCTTCGCCGTGGACCCCTCCTACGTGGAGATGGGCCTACGTCTGCGCGTTTTCGACACGCGAGACGAGCTCTGCTCGTTCATCAACCAGCGAGACCTCGAAGTGCTCCTGGGACTGGCCCGTCCTGACCACCAGATTCCCTGGGCGCCCTCGCAGAGGTTCTACGCCCCGGGAGCGCACGGGTTCGTGGGGCTCTATCTGGATGAGGTGGAGCTTGAGGACGACCTCTTCCTCCGGGAGTGTGTGCTCCGCTGCATCACCTTCCGCTGCCAACCCACGCCCATCCCAAAGGGGACCGCGATCACGCGCGCCCTCTACGATTCCCAGATGCAGGAGTACCAGGAAGTGCTGCACTGCGTCGGGGACTGCAACCCTGTCAGCGGGTGGGGGCCTGATCCAGAGAGGGCGTCGGTGAAGACCCGATGGAAGACCGTCAGCACCACCAAGTAGTCGAGGATCTGCGCACCCTTCGCTGCAGCCTGTGCGGCACACCCCGGTACACCGCACACCTGCTGCAGCGAGGGAGGCTCCTTCCGGGAGGTCCCGACGAGGACCCCATCCTCTTCATCCTGGACGCCTGCCTGGAGGAGCAGGTCACGGTCTCGCAACTCCTGCTGTGCGACGACTGCGCCGAGTCGGTCTACGTCTTCCTGGTGGAGATCACCTCGGAGGCGGAGGCGGTCCCCTGCGAAGAGGAGTGCCCCGCCACGTGCGAGTTCTGCGCCTCCCCCATCCCCTTCGGAGAGGCGATGTACCGGATGGCGGAGGTGCGGCCCGTCCACTCCAGGGGGGAGGTCCTCCTCGCAGACTCCCCTGGGGAAGGGCTCCTGGGGGTGGTGTGTCTCACCTGCATGGAGGCATTGGCGGACGAAGCCACCCACGTGCTGTGTGGCGAGGACTCCACCCCCTTCCCCGATCTGACCCTGTCAGAGAACGGGGAGTGCTACTCCTGCCGGCAGTCTCGCTGCTGGCGCAAATACAACTTCCCCTGTCGTTGCCGGTGTCACGGTTGAGCTCCCGCCCCGCGGGAGAAAGAGAACGCTGTGCTGAAAGAGATCGTAACCACTGCGCTCATGTGCCCTGTCTGGGCCCTGGGCGAAGGCTACTCCACCTACGCCAAGAAAGGGGGGATGCTCGGACTCCCTTTGCTCCTCCACGGAGAGCCGGGCATCGGGAAGTCCGATCAGGTTCGTCAGGCGTGCAAGGACCTGGAGCTCCCGCTCCGGATCTTTCCCGTGGAGTCCTGCGACCAGGAGGACTTCAACGGGATCGTCGTCCGCAACCAAGAAGGGCGGCTGGAGCGCCTCTCCGACGACGACGAGATGCAAGCCCTGCTGGAGGCAGGGGAGGGGGTGGTCATGCTCGACGAGATGAACTCGAACCGAGCCATGGCCCCCGCCCTGAACCGCCTCATCCACGAGCGGCTCTGGTGCAGGAAGCCTCTCCCTCCAGGAGTCCGGGTGCTCGCGGCGCAGAACCCGCCGCACCTCTCCGCGGGAGGCAGGATCCTCCCTGCCAGCCAGGCCAACCGCCTGTGCCACTTCCACGTCGGCCCTCACAGCACAGCAGACTGGGCCGGCTACATCACCAGCACCGAGCCCCTCCGCTTCCTCGATGACAGGGAGGACCTGCGCGAGAAGCTGGAGCGAGGGTTCGACGAGAGTAGGCGAACCCTCTCCTCCCTCCTGCAGGGGTACCTCCACACGGGAGCCCCGCTGCAGAGGGTCCCCGAGGCGGGCAGCCCCTCGCTGCAAGAGGGGTACCCCACGGAGCGCTCCTGGCACATGCTCCTGAACGCCATGTCCACGGCGAAAGCCCTGGGCTACGGGGGAGACGTGATCATGGCCCTTGCAGAGGGGTGCATCGGGCCGGGTGCCGCCACGGAGTGGATGGCCTACGTCAGCAAGGCGAACCTGCCCTCGCTGCAGGACGTGCTGGAGGGGAGGTGGACCCCCACCTCCTCCACGCCCGTGGATATCAGCTACGCCGTCTGCAGCAACGTGAGGCAGTACCTCTCCTCGCGGAACTGGAAGGAGCAGCCCGAGGGGGACAAGGAGCGCATGCTCCTCCACACCCTGTCTCTCGTGGAGGCCCTGCAGGCGGGTAGCGCCAAGGACGTGGCCAACCCGCTGGTGAAGGCGCTGGCCGCCCACTTCCCTCCGAGCAAGTACAGCGGCCCAAAGGCAGACATGGGCACGTTCCGCAGGGTGGTGGCGGTCGCCTCCCGCTACGACGTCCGGCTGTACGAGGGGGCGTTATGGGGCTCCTGGAGGATGGCAGACGCTACCTCGTGAAGAAGGCGCCCTTCTTCGCTCCGCTGGCGTTCGGTCATCGCTACATCGCGGATGCGCGGGTGGGGACCATCGGGGTGACCCCCTCCCTCCTCGTCCTCTACAACCCCGCCTTCCTGGAGCCTCTCTCCTACGCGGAGGTGGGCGCCTTGCTCTTCCACGAGATGATGCACGTCGTCACCACGTTCCCGCTGGAGAGCGTGCTGGGGCCCTCCGCGAACAAGCACGTCCTCAACCTCGCGGCGGATTGCCACATCAACGAGGTGGGGCGACAGGAGGGGTGGATCCTTCCTGCGGGTGTTCTCTACCCCGAGACGTACGGGTTGCCCCCGGGGCTCAGCACCCTGGAGTACTACCGCCTCCTCATGCAGAACCCTCCCCCCTCTTCCGAAGAGGGCCACATCTGCAAGGGGGAGTGCGGTGTTCCCGAAGAGCTCGCTCGTGAGTACGCGGAGCAAGGGGTGGACACCCCCAGGAAGAAGGAGGTGCTCCGGCAGTTCGCAGAGGAGGCGTCTCGAACCCCGGGAAGGCTGCGAGGCGACATCGACACCCTGCTACCCTTCGTGCAGGCGGCGGCGTCCGAGATACACTGGCCCGACCACCTCCGGAGCAGCCTCCTCTCCGAGATCACCAGGATGCGGGGGCTGGACGCCTACACCTACAGCCGTCCCCACAAGCGCTCCTTCCTCGGGGAGGACGTCCTCCTCCCAGGGGGAGTGTCGGAGAGAAAAGAGGTGTCGATCATCATCGACACCTCGGGGTCCATGGGGCCCGACTTGCTCCGGGCCTCTCTGCGAGAGGCTGCGGAGGTCCTCTCCTCTCTGGGCCAGGAGACCTGTCTTCTGTACCAGGCGGACACCCGCCTCCAGTCCCGTCAGGAGGTAGCCGTGGAGGACCTGTCGGACGCCTCTTTCAAGGTCCGGGGCAGGGGAGGCACCTCCTTTCGCTACCCCGTGCAGGAGATCGTGGGCTCCGGAGACCCGGTGGGGGCGCTGGTCTACCTCACGGACGGCTACGGGGACGACCCCGGACCCACCCCCTTCCCCATCATCTGGGGGATCTTCACCGACGCACCGCCCCCGGGTCAGGGGGTGGTGGTGCGGATCAAGCCGTGAGAGCCGCCGCCTCCGGGCGGCTTTCTGTAGCTCTGAGCTCTGCGCGGGGGGCGCTGCTCGGGGTCCGGCTTCGCTACCAGGGGGATTCCATCCGCGATGGCGGAGCCCATGTTCTGCTGCACCTGGTCCGAGACGGATTGACCAAATACCTGGGCCACGTTCTGCAGGGCGGCGGGCTGATCCTTCTGGGGCGTGGCCGCCAGCTGCTGGGAGAGCAGCTGTGACATGGCCGCGTTGGGCTTGATCACATCCTCCCCTCGCAGCTTCGACCCCAGGAGGTCTCCCAGGTCGGGGAGGCCAGGCGTCACCGCTCCTTGTTGCCCCTGCTGCTGTTGGGCCATCGCCTCCTGCTGCTGGCGTTGCTGCTCTTGCGTGCGGCGCGCGTTGATCTCGTCCTCTGCCTGCGCCTGGTTCTTCATCTTCTCGGCCTGGGTGTGGGCGTAGATGAGGGCAATCTTCTGCTGCATCTCCGCCATCGCCACCTGCTTCTTCTCCAGGGCGGCCATCTGGGCGGCGAGCTCTTCCATGCGCCGCCGAGCCTCGGTGGTGGCGTCGAAATCCGCCTCCTCCAGCAGAGCGGTCTGGGAGATGACGTCTTGCTGGGCAAGTCCGGTGAGCCACTGCTTCCTCTGGATGTCATCGGCCATCCGGAAGGGCTTGAACTTCGGGTTACTGATGGGCCAGGAGAGGAGGGGGGACACCTTGCGCTGCACGAACCGCACGAGGTCGAGCTGCATCTCCAGGTAGTCCAGGAACATGTTCTCCACGGTGCGGAGGGACACGTTGCTCCCGCTCCAGCTCGCCCCGCCGAAGATGAACTCCCTCGGGACCCCGAGAGAGACGATGATGGAGTCGATGAGGGCCTGCATCTCCGGCTGGATCATCAACGCCTTGCCGTCGCCACCAAGAGACTGCTGACCGATGGGTAGAGGGAGGATGGGGATGTAGGCGGGGTCCCATCGCCACCGGGCGATCTCCTTCGACATGGAGTCCTTCCAGAGGGGGAGGGGGACCGTGGCGTAGGGGTCGCTGGTGCTGCTGCCCGGCTGCGGGAAGATGGCCCGGAAGGGGACGAGGTGCTCCAGCAGCACCGTCTCCTGGGACTTGCGCATCACCTGGAGCTGGAACGCCTCCTTCAGCACTGGCAACAGGATGGGGCACCCCCATCCCGGGTCGAAGCCGGAGACCGTGGGACGCGCGATGTGGAAGACCTCGTCCGAGGGGACCACCACCATCTCGTTGCGCTTGCACGCCTCGAGGTAGATCTGGGGGCAGCTCTCCACGACGTCCTTTCGGCCCATCATGACGTCGCTCTTGAGCTGCCCGTGGAGCGCCATGTAGTAGGTGCGCTCCTTGGTCAGATGGTTGTACCGGATCTGCACCAGCTCGGGGTCCAGCCGCAGGAGCTGGACCTTCTCGGGGATTCGCTGAGAGGCGTCCCTCACCTCGGCAGGGCCCTCCTCCTTGCAGTGCGGGCAGGACAGCACGAACTCGAACCCCCGGAAGACCCACAGGTCGCGGTGTGCCGTCGCAAGGGTCTCCCTGCGGCAGGACTTGCACCTCAACCACTTCACCAGCGGGTAGCGGTGGGTGATGAGGGCGTTGCCGTAGACGAAGTAGTCGAGCCCGACCTCGAGCTGGAAGTTGCGGAAGCGCAGGGTGTCCCGGAAGAAGGAGGACCAGCGCTTCGCGTAGGCTGGGTTGTCGTCGTCGAACAGGAGGTCCGTGAGCGGGTACTGCGCCAGCTTCGTGACCACGGTGTTGAGGAAGCCGTTGAGCAGGAAGAACTCCCGAAGCTGCCGGAACAGCGACTGGATGCTCGAGGGCATGTACGTGGTCGCGACGTCGAACCAGGGGTGCGGGTAGGAGATGGCGTTCATCGCCCCGCCCTGCATGCGCCCCCGGCTACGGTTGTACGCTGACGTGTAGGTCTCGCTCATAGCCGTACCTTACTCAGACTTTTCGCCAGCCGCTCTGTGGCTTTGACCACCTCGTGGGAAACCTTCTCTGGGAGGTAGGTGTCCTGCGGCAGGCTGGGGGGTGGGTGGAGGAGCCCGTAGGGAAGAGGTCTTGGGCCCGAGCCCATGCGTCTCCTGCGATCAACGGCTCGGACCGCCTCGGCCGCGGGGAGGTCTGCCATCCGGCCGGTGAAGCCGGAGATGTCGTTGTGGGCCATGCCCTCCAGGAGGGAGGACATCCCGGGGTTCGACCCCGCCTGCATGGTGGCGGCCTGCAGTGGGGCGGTGAGCAACATGCCCCCCAGGTTCCTCGCTACCATGCCGGCCCGCTCCCCTGGGGTGGCGTCCTCCGCCATGAGGGCGGGAAGGGTGGAGCCCACCGCCCCTAGCCCGAGCATCGCCTTCCCCCAGCCGTCCAGGCCCTTGACGACCATGTCCTTCCCGGCGCCCAGGGTGTCGAGCGTCCGCCTGGGGTCGAGAAGGCCCTTGGCCAGGCCCGGCAGGTTCGTGAGGTTCTTCTCCTCCACGGCCTGCAGAGCCTTCTTCTGCTCCTTCAGCCGCAGGATGGTAGCGGGGTCGTGGCCCGCCCTGACAGCGTCCTGGATCTGCTTCCCCATGAGGGAGCTCCCCGTGCCCAGCTCCGCCAACCCCCCCTTGGGCTTCCACCCCGTGACAGTGTGGAGCACCCCCTTGCCGAAGTTGACGGTGCGCTCCCCCAGGGCGGGGGAGACAGCCCCTGCGAGACCGCCCGCCGCCCCTCCCACCAGAGCTCCCTTGGGGATGGCTCGCACTCCGCTGGCGAGGGAGTCCCCCCAGGTCTGCCCCTGATCCCGGGCATCCAGGGTCTTGTTGAAGAACTGGTGCGCCGCCCCCAGGCCCATGCCGGCGAGAGCGGGGGCGCCCATGCGGGCTACGGGGGCGGGCAGTGCCTCCTTCAGCATCTCCCGAAGGTGGGCGACCTTGGCCCTGCCCTCTTCATCGAACGTGCGTTCCAGGTAGCTCACGGGGTCCTCCTCACCAGACGAAGCTGGGTCTGCAAACGGTGGCGCATCTCCTTCATGCCCAGGTCGTACTCGTGCAGCCGAGCCCCGTAGATCTCCTCCATCGTGGTGGGCTCGGGAGGAGGGTGCCTCCGCGACGCCTCCACCTCCTCCATCCGCAACGGGAAGCCGAGGTCAGGGGGGTCCACCCCCGCCTCCTCGAACTCCTTCGGGCAGGTGAGGAACTGGTGATAGCGAAGGACGGAGCGCATGAACGCCTTCACCTCGTCGGAGAACACCGCCTTGTCATCCACCATGCGGAGGATGTTCAGGGTGATGCCCACCTCCAGAGGGGTGGGGGGCGCGTACGCCTTGAGGTCCACGAGCAGGTCGTTGAGGGGCTGCAGGGTGAACAGGAAGTAGTGCCACTCGTCCCAGGCCGCCGACTTCGTGTATGCCGCCTGCAAGGCGGCCAGCTTCCCCAGGTTCACGGGGTGGATCCCCCCGTAGAGGCTGGTCACCTCGTCGTAGAGGGTGTCGGGGTCCCACAGCAGCCACGTGTGCTCGTACTTGTCGAACAGCAGGAGCGACAGGACAGAGGGGTGGGCATCCAGCCGCTGCATGAGGGACTCCCTCGTCAGCGGAGGCTCGGGGATCGGGTTGACGACGTGCGCCCGGCCTTCCGAATCCGAGGGGTCGATCTCCTGGGTGACCTCCGTGGACTCCTCCAGCTCCTGGAGGTGGGAGTCGGAGGGGGCGTAGCTGGCCAGCAGGGTCTCTACGTCCTCGAGCTCTTGCTCGAAGGTGGGCAGCGGGAACATGCCCCCTACTCTACCCTAACGTGGACAGGGTCGCGGCATCTCCGCTCGCCGCCTTGCTGCAGCGGGCCATCAGGACCTTCAGCTCCGGGGACAGGGACTTGAAAGTGCCCACGGGGTCCTTCGCCATGCGATCCGCGATGTCGTCGCTGAAGTTCTCCCGGAGGACCTTGCGCTGAGCCGCCAGGTGGCGCAGCTCCGACTCCAGCACGACGATCCCCGCGACCTCGTCGGAGAACCCGGCGTTGGAGGCCCACTTCTGGGTGAGGGAGCGGTAGGGGTCCTCCATGAAGCGCCCGTAGAGGCGCTCCATCCCGAACCCCTGGTCGATCTTGGAGAGGGCCTCGTAGCGGTCCTGGGGGCTCAGGTACGCCAGCTTGGGTTCGAGGGTGTCCAGAAGGCGGACTCCTCGCTCCGGCAAGAACTCCTGCCGGGCATGAAAAGCCTGCTTGATCTGGTCGAGGTCGGTGACGGGGTCACCTCCGTACGCCCGCGCCTCCTCCCCGAGCCACTCTGGGAAGCCCAGCTCCTCGGCGCGCTTACAGAGGTTGTAGGCGAACTCCCTCCGCTCTTCGGGGGTGAAGGCGCGAGCGTTCTCCTCGAAGTACGCGCTCGCCATCTTCACCTGATCCATCGAGGTGAGGGGGTACTTGGTGCCCAGAGCAAAGTAGGCGTCCGCCAGCTTGACTGCCGGGGCCTTCGGGGCGTCTTTTCCGGTTAGGTTCATCGTTGCCTGCTTTACCGAGGGGGGAGTCATGCGCTTCTTGGGTTCGATGGGGAGGGCGTTGAAGGTCTGAGGGCGCGTTCCGGACACGTCCGCTGTCTTCGTCTCCTTCCCTCCCTTCCCGCGCAGGTGGTGGTACAGCCCGCCTGCCGCCCCCAGGGCTACCCCCGTCGCCGCGACGGGGAGGACGTACTTGCCCCAGCTGCTATTGGCGGGGGGCAACGTCCTGGGAGGCGCGGAGGGGCGCGGAGAGGAGACCGGGGGGAGGGGAGGGAGGTCCTCCCACACGGGCTTGCTCGCGGGAGGCATGTACTTCACCTCGACCGGAGGGATCGACCGCGGCTCCACGTAGTGAAACGGTGGAGACACCAGGGTCGCGGCGAAGTCCGGGTTTTTCTGGGAGCTCACTGTCCTACCATCGGGCTGAGGTTCTTGACGTTGTTCTTGATCTCGCTGGCGGTGCCGGCCACGGACATCGCAGTGCCCACGGTACCCAGGGCGCCCATCGGGTTCGCCATCGCCTTGCTCGCCAGGGACTTGGCCCCTCCGAGCAGCATCCCCGGCAGACCCGCCAGCTTCGAGGTGGGCACCTCAAACACCCCTCGCGTGTCCCCGGCGAGGTAGACCTCCCCGGCCGCCATCTTGAGAAGGACGTTGGGGCAGGGCAGGTCGTATCGCTGCAGCGCGGTCACGACGTTCTGCGCCGCCACCTTCTGCGCCTCGACGGGCAGCTTGTGCGCGGTCTTGGTGAGGTAGATGGCGCTGACGACGGTGTGCCCCTCGTCGACGCAAGCGAACTTGCGGTAGCACTCCCCCTCGTTCTCGAAGACGAGCGCGAAGTGCTCATCCCCCACCTGACGCAGGCGCTCCGTGGGCATGGCAACTTTCACGCTTTCGGGAATAAGGGCGTGCTTCGGAAATACCTCTCGCAGGAGGGCGCCCTTGTCGTCCTGGAAGTCGAGTACGGAGTGCTCGGGGAGGAACATCCCCCGATCCTACAACAACACCCCAAGGAAGGAGACCAATGGATCTCTATACCAACAGCAGAGAGCTGGCCAACAAGTACGACTGCTACGGGAGGTTCGACGCGAGCAACCCCCGGTGCGTGGGGGCAGTCACGGCCTCCGGGACCCGGAGGTCCCCCTGCGAGATGAGACAAGGGTGTACCGACCTGAAGGCAACCCACCTGGCGGACTCCGTGCGTCGGGAGACCTCCATCGTGGTGCGCGCGGAGGACCTCAACCGAAGGCAGGGGGCGCCCCCCACGCCCCCACCCCAACGGGCCTCCCCCCCAGGGTCGGTCTCCCCCTACGCCCTTCCTGGGCAGCCCGTTGGAAGGGAGCCCGCCCCCCAGCCAGGAAGGGCGCCTGTTCGAGCCGCGGGTCACACCCCCGAGGGGGCCATGTCCCCCGTGACCTACGACGCCGTGGCACCCCACGTGGGGAGCCGCCTTCCCGCCAAGGAGGCCACTCACCACCGAAAGCGCACCCGGTTCGCGGCAGAGGTCACCCGAGCTGGGCTCGTGGGCGCCTTCCAGCAAGCTGCCTCCTTCATCGCCAACACCCCTTTCCTGAACGATCCTTCGGATCGTGACCCCGATGGAAGCTAGGCTCGACACCCACCTGTGGATCCCCCTCGACCAGGTACCGAAGGAGGAGCAACGCACGCTCCGGGCCTCCCTCCTGGTCGAGGGGGAGACCCCCCTCCTCCACGAAACCCCCACGCACCTCATCCTCCCCAGGTGGATTTCCGCGACGAGATCATCCTGGACCACCGGGTGTTCGGGGACCGTGTGCTGGCGCTGGAGACCACCCACCAGACCGACGCCTTGAAGGCCATCGAGAAGAGCAACCTCGGAGGGATCGTCCAGCTGTACTGCGGAGGGGGGAAGACGTATCTCGCCCTCAAGGCCATCGCCCGATCCCGAGCTCCCGCGATCATCCTCGCGGATAACCTGGACCTACTGGGGCAGTGGGGGGAGGCGGTTGCGAAGACGATGGGGGTGCGCCCCATCTTGCTGAAGGGGGATCGTAGCCACCCCTTGGACGAGAGCCCCTTGGTGCTGAGCACCTACGCCACCCTGGCCTCCCTGCGCAGGAGGGGGCGCCTGACCCCTGAACGGCAGCGCCGATTCAAAAACGTCTTCTTCGACGAGGCGCACCACGTCCACGCGCACACCTACCTCGGGTGCGCGGAGGCGTTCTCGGGACGCAGAATCGCCCTCACCGCCACCCCGGAGAGGAGGGACGGCCTGCACCTGCTCCAGGAGTTTCACCTGGGGCCTCTGCTCTACCGGAACCTCCTCTCCCCCCTCCAGGCGCAGGTCCTCTTCCTCTCCACGGGGGCCACGTGCTCGGGCAAGCACTCCTCCGGAGAGAAGGGCTGGGTGGAGAAGGCCGAGGACCTGGGGGGCAACGAAGACCGCCTCGCGAAGCTGGCGGTCGTGCTCGAAGAGATGCTCCAGGCTGGTCGTCGCGTGCTCGTCCTGTCGGCCAGCCTCTCCTCGCTGGCCAACCTCATGGCAAAGCACCTGGGGGAGGAGGCGAGAGCCCCCCGAGAGGGGCGTCCCGGCTTTTTCCTCCGACTGCTCAGCCTGCCGGGGGCCCAGAATATCGGGGCGGTCACCGCGGAGGTCCCTCCACCCCTCCAGAGAAGACGGTCGCGCCTCACCTTCGCCTACCGATCCTACGGTCGCGAGGGGTACGACGACGAGTCCCTGGACACCGTCCTGATGCTGGAGCCCACGTCGGACCCAGGAATCCTTCAGCAGGTGATGGGCCGCTCTTGCCGCATCTACCCGGGAAAGAAGGACCCGTTGCTGGTGGTGGTGGAGGACAGCGAGGGTGCGATGGCTTCCTGCTGCAAGGAGATGCGAAGGCTGCTCAACTCCTGGCCCGAGGAGGCCGGGGGAAAGGTGAAACATGGACGAAGAGTCCTTTCGTAGCGCGTGGTCAGAGTGCCGCAGGTGCGGACTGGGTATCCTCCGGAACAACAGGACGATCTACGACGCAAAGCGGCAGCTCATCACGCCCCTGCCAGTGCTGGGGGATGTGTCGACGAGAGGCGGGTTCCTCTTCGTCGTCGAGCCTGCGGGGGAGAGCGAGGAGGCGTGGGGCTCCGTCGCGAAGCACCCTCGTTACAACCCCATCCGGGTGGCGATGGAGTCCGCCCCTGGTGTCCCTTACACCATCACGCACAACCTCGCGTGCCGGTGCGCCGTGACCATCCGGGGCGAGGATGGTGCCCCCATGAAGGCGTTCGACGGGACGCTTCGGGTGCGAGACGTGGAGCCCCAGAAGGCGTACACCGACGCCTGCAGGGACCGCCTGATGCAGGAGATCTACCTACGCGACCCCTTCCTGGTGCTGACCTGCGGGAGGAAGGCCCTCAACTCCCTCAACCCACGCGTGGGGGACGTGGCCCCGGGGAAGCTGTTCTCCATCCCGGTGCCCGGGGAGGCAGAGGTGCCTCTGCCCACCCCCAAGGGGGCATGGGGCCGTCGGGTGAAGGGCGGGATGACGTACCCCACCCAGAAGAGCCAGGTTCAGTACCGAGCGCTGCACCTGCCGAGCATGTCCGACCTGCAGACCTACGGGGCGAGCTCGGACACAGATCGAGAGAAGATGGTCTTCGTCAGGTCCGTGAAGCAGGCCCTGCAGATGTGGAGCTTGAAGGAGCGTATGCATGTCGGATGAAGAAGACGCCCTGAGCAGGTACAACCGAGCGGAGGCCGCCTGGGAGGCGTTCTGCTCGAAGAACCCTGATCTGGTGAGCTACATGGAGTCGCTGCTCCAAGAGCTGCAGCAGAGCCTGGACGCGCTGGAGGCGAACGCCCGCCGGGAAGGGAAGACGATGGGGCCCATCCAGCGGAAGAGCTCTTCGTTGAAGGTGAGCCCCGAGGCACTCCGAGGGTTCATGGCGGAGCGCGGACCCGATGCAGTCATCGCCCTCGGAGGCAAGGTCGAACTGGAGCCAAGGCTTTCCATCGACAAACTCCGGGCTGCCGAGGACAGCGGCTTGCTCTCCCGAGAGGAAGCGGAGAGGCTCTCCTCTCGCAGCGCTGCCTTCTCCGTCCCGCCGCGCTGCGGACTTCCCTCCAGGAGGACCCATGATTGACGTCTCGCTAGGCAAGTCCACGAAGCTGCACATCGGAGAGCTGCACATCTCCGGGGGAGGGGTGAAGGTCACGGCCTCCCTCAGCAACGGCCTCCAGACCTTGCTGCACCTGCAGGACAGGCCGCTGCCCCTGACCAAGGACATGCAGGAGCTCATTCACAAGCTCCTGGCGTGCGCGGAGCGCGCTCTGGCCGAGGAGATCGGCGCGGTCCCGGAGAGCAGGCCGGTGGCCCCCGAGCTCCCGGTCCCTCCGCCGCTCACGTCGCCCCTTGAGCGGCTGTCCCCCGGCGGCGTGCAGACCCCCACCCTCTCTGGCTTTCTGGGAGAACAATGAGCTCACTCGACCTGTTGACGCTGTCCGCCGCGATTCGCTCCCCTCGTGGGTACGCCAGCCTGCTGCAGGCGGGTTTCGAGCCGGGGCTCCTGTCCACGGGGACGGGGTGCACGATCCACCAGTTTCTCATGGAGTACTACGAGAACCCGGTCACACGGGGCTCCACTCCCTCCCTCGAGATGACGAAGGCGTACTTCCCGGAGATCGACCTCCCGGACCCGGGGTCGCAGGCGTTGACTGACCTCGTTCACGCCCTCCGGGAGGGTGAGATCGTCCGGTCGGCTCGAGCTCTGGCCGCGGACTTCCAGAAGCAGCTCGTGGACCAGTACAACCCCAACGTCATCCCCATCCTCGGGGACCTGCGAGATCGGCTGGAGGCCCTCCTCACCAAGGGGCACGCCAGCTCCGATAGCTGCGCGCAGGAGGGGCTCTCCGCCGCGGTGGAGAGCTACGAGCGGGGCCTCTCCGGAGAGCAGGTGTTCATCCCCTGGCCCTGGCCCGAGCTGGCCAGGAATCGCTGGACCCTCGGCATGGAGGACACCGACTACACGATCATCTACGGGCGACCGAAGAACAAGAAGTCCTTCCTGCTCCTGTTCTTCGTGGTCTACCTGTTCCTGCAGGGATACCCCATCCTCATCTACTCGAAGGAGATGCCAGCGGAGCAGATCTGGCGCCGCGTTCTCGGATTCATGGCGAACCTTCCCTACTCGGACCTGACCACGTTCACCCTGGGGGACGAGGACTACCTGCGCATGTACGAGACCGTCGCCCAGGTGCGGGACCTCATCGAGCAGGGGAAGGGCAACATGCACTGCGTCTCCGGGAAGGACGCCCCCGGGAAGATGGACTCCGTGTCCTGGCTCCTCGGGAAGATCCGCAACTACCGCCCTGCGGTGGTGGTGGTCGACGGGATCTACCTCATGGCCAACCCGCAGAAGACTCGTTCGGACACGGAGCGGGTGATGGGCGTCTCGCAGGCCCTCCGCAACATGAACCTCCACGAGAAGCTGCCCATCATCGGCACCGTCCAGGCCAACCGGAAGCTCGGGAACAAGGCTGCCCTGGATGACGACGACGGGGATGGCGACGACGTGGCATTCTCGGACGGCCTCATGCGCGATGCCACGGCCATGCTCCGGATCGTCGCGTCTCGCACGGATCCCACCGCGACGATCCTGTGGAGGGCGGGGCGCGAGATGTTCGTCCCCAACTTCAAGATCAACGCGAAGCCCTGCACGGACTTCAGCTTCCTGGAGGTGGTCCAGCGGGAGCAGGCGCAGAGCATCATGGAGGAGGACGATGCCGAGGGGGAGGCCGCACCCCCGAGCATGCCGAGCATGCGCCCCAAGAAGGGGCGTAAGGCCAGCTCCCGGCCGGCGGACCCCCTCGACGACGCGGTGTCCTCGGACATCCGCGGCCTCATGGAACAGAACAAGGCGTGACCTCCCTGGAGAGCTTCGTCCGGGGCCACTTCACGGTCTCCCGGCGAAGTGGCCCCCAGGACCTCATGGTGGTGTGCCCCTTCCACCTGAACAAGACAGGGAAGGCGGAGAACACCGGCAGCCTCGCCATCTCCATCGTCACCGGGATGTGGTTCTGCCACACCTGCGGGGAGGGGGGAGGGGTGCGCAAGCTGCTCAAGCGTATGAACCTCCCGGACACCGAGGTACCGGAGGACGCCCTCTCCGCCCCGGAGAGGTCCCCACGAGGGAGGTTCTACATACCCAACGCAGCGGTGGACCCCGCGTGCATCCTCCCGGAGAGCTACCTGGGCCTGTTCGACACAGGGTCCAGGATGCCTGCCGCGGTGCACGACTGGGGGTTCTCCTACCGGACCTACCGCTCGTTTGACCTGGGGTACGACCCCAGACACCTTCGCGTCATCTTCCCGCTCCGCGACTTCCGGGGGAACCTCGTGGGCTTCAGCGGTCGCGCCCTGGACGACCACCCGGCGCGCTACAAAGTCTACGCAGAACGGGAATACGCTTCGTGGGGGATCTCGCACCCTCCGTTCAAGGAGAAGGGGAAGCTCATCTGGAACTACGAGCGCGTGTACGCCGCCATCCAGAGCCAACACCGGGCCACGATCCTGGTCACGGAAGGGTTCAAGGCGTGCATGTGGCTCGTCCAGCTTGGCTTTCCCCTCACCATCGCGCTGCTGGGCTCCAATATGTCCGAGGAGCAGCACTCTCTGCTTGAGAGGCTGGGCGGCACGCTGTACCTGTTCTTGGACAACGACGAAGCCGGAGACAAGAAGCACGCCATCGCGCAGCGGCTTGCCAACACCGGCAACGACGTCCGAGTCCCCACCTACCCAACGAAACAACCGGATCTCCTCACCCGCCCCCAGGTGGAGGAGGCGATCCGAAACTCCGAGATTGTACCGAGACAACATGAGCAACTTCACCCCGTTCGGTCGTGACCAGCAGTCCCTCCCCACCCTCGGGAGCGGCGCCGCCTCCCCCTTCGCCGCTCCACCCAAGGGCGGTGGGGCCGGCAAGAGCCGCGGCGGCTTCGTCCGCAACTTCATCCCCCCCGCCGTCGGCGTCCCCTTCTGGGTGGTCTTCCACTACACGGAGGTCATCAACCGCTACATCTCCTCCGACGGGAACGTCTCCGACCAGACGGCCCCCTTCAAGCGGATCATGCAGCACTGGCACGCCGGGAAGAAGACGTTTACCATCTGCTCCGCGGGCCCGGACTACTACAACCCCGACACCGCCCCCCATCTCTGCTCGGGGTGCAAGGTGTACTACGCCAACCGCAAGTACGTCGTGGACCCGAAGAATCCCTCCCGGGGCTCCTGGGAGAACACGGGCCCCGTGGGGCGCAGCGAGGCGTTCGCGCTCTCGATGGCGGTGCTGGAGCCCCACTACGCGGTCGCCAGCAAGTCGGTGAACGCCTCCACGGGGATCCCCTACGATGACTGGGTTCTCCCCGGCGACTCCCGGCTGCCGGATCACCGCACCCCCTCGGGCCGTGCCGCCCTGGCGAAGCTGAAGACGCGCCAGGGGAATCGGTACGTCTACAACGTCAACCGGAGCATGCACTCCGTCCTGTTCGGTGGGGCCACCCCGGGCGCCGGCATCGACGAGCAGCTCCGCCGCAACTGCACGTCCTGCAACGCCACCGACATGTTCGATGTCGTCAACGGGGAAGACACCTGCACGTCCTGCCAGCAGCACGGCACGCGCGCCCACCTCTTCAACTCCGCGATCCAGCTCGAGGCCGCCATCGCGGGGGCGCCCAAGACGGCGGGAGGGCGGCCCCCCATCACCTTCATCCTGAAGAAGTGGGCCCCGCTCTACGAGTTCCAGAAGGCGACCGGCCCCGACGGCGCCCTGCTCTGGCCGGCGGAGCTCTTCGAGGCCATCTCGCTGGAGGATGTGGTGGCGCCTACCCCCGCCGCCCGCCAGGCCGCGGTGTACGGCGAGCCCCCCGCGCAGACCTCCCAGGGTCGGACGGGTCTGGTGGACGTGCCCGCTTCGGACCTCAGCCGCGCCGAGGAGCAGGGCGGCGGGGATGACGACACCCCGTTCTGAGCCTCCCTCCCTCCCCAACAGCTGACCTGACCCCCCGACTCGCACGGGGGGTTTGTTTTTAGAGGTGGCATGGCCCTACACGTAGCGATGCCGGAAGCGGAGTGGCTCTCCGGGGATAGCCCCGAGCCCTCCCTCACCGAGATGGGCAACCTCCTGCGAAGTTGCTCGACGATAGCGATAGACACCGAGACCACGGGTCTCGACGACATGAACGACCGGGTCCTCTACTGGAGTCTCGGTCTGCGGGATCAGGGGCGGGTGCGGCGCATCGGGTTGAGGTCCGATCTCCTGTCCCGCTACGCCCACGCCATGAGGCACGGGGAGGACCGCACCTGGGTTCTAGCGAACGCCAAGTTCGACCTCCACATGCTCAGCAACACCGGGGTCCTCCTGGCAGGCCACATCCACGACGTGGCCGTTCAGCACGCCCTCCTCTACGAGGAGATGAGCCACAAGCTGAAGGACATCCACTTCCAGGTCTTCGGCTGGACGTGGGCCTCCTTCGAGACGACCTTCGGGAAGGTGAACAAGCGGGACCCTTCGGACTCCATCGGGGCCCGGCTGAGGGCCTGCGAGAAGACGGACCTCAACCGTCTCGTGGAGTACATCTGCAACGATGCCTACGGCACCCTCATGCTTCACGAGGAGCTGCGGGCGCGCATGGAGTCTCGCCCCACGAGGAGCTGCTCGCCCCACATCTCCAACCTCTGGGACTACTTCCGGATCACGGAGGCCCCCTTCACGAGGGTGCTCTGGGTGTGCGAGCGCCTGGGGCTGGGCGTGGACAAGTCGCAGGTGGACCGCCTGTATCAGGACATCACCGTCGAGGAGGAGAAGACGCTCCGGGACCTGAACCGAGCGGCGGGCAGGCCCATCAGTCCCCACGCTGCCGCCCAGATCTCCAAGTACCTGTACGAGGAGAAGGGGTACCCCGTGAAGAAGTGGACCACGGGGGGCACCACCGGGGTCCAGGCCCCCTCCACGGACAAGGAGGTGCTCGAAGAGCTCGCCCTCGAGACAGGGGACCCCGTGGCGAAGCTCATCGTGGAGGCGAAGCACCTCCACACGCTGAAGGGCACCTTCCTGAAGGCGCTGGCCAAGGCGGACAACCACGGGAGGATCCACCCCACCTACAACCAGAACATCGCGGTCACGGGGCGCCTATCGAGCAAGAACCCCAACTCGCAGAACATCGTCCACCCCGACCACGACACCTTCGGCATCCGGAAGGCCATCCGCGCCGGCAAGGGGATGAAGCTGGCCGTGGCGGACTACACCGCCCTGGAGATGGTTCTCCTCGCGGAGGCGAGCTGCGACCCGAAGATGCAAGACATCTTCCGGAAAGGGCTGGACCCTCACATGGGGAACGCCAGCTTCGTCTTCGGCCTCCCCTACGACACAATCAAGCAGGCGAAGGCGCTGGAGAAGGAGCTCAAGTCCGGCAAGCTCGACAAGCTGGAGACATGGGCCGTGGAGGCCCTGCGACGCAGGCAAGAAGTGAAGACCATAGCGTACGGTTGACGGATGTTGGGCCGTACTAAAACCCCTTCAAAACGGCGAACCCTAAAGGAGAAGTCCCAAGGCAACGCCGTGCTCCTCCCCACAGAGGAGTGTATCGACTTGGGCCGCTGCCGGCCCTCAAGGATGCGCACGCGAAAGCGCGAGGCTAGTCATGCCCACGGCATCCTTGACACGAGGGGCGCACCTAAGCGAAGACATCTCTCCGCGGCATGCGGAAACCGAAAGAGTTTGCGGAAAAGAGATGTGTTTGCGGAGAGAGGTTCACACCCACGGGGAACAACTGCCCCCGATGCCTCTCCTGCAGAGAAAAGCAAGCTACCCTGCGCCAGCGAGAGTGGAGGCGCGCGAACATCCCTAAGAAGCCACGGGACCAATCAGGGCCTAAAAACCCTGCTTGGAAAGGGGGTACGTCCCCCGCGTACTACAGGGCCCTGTGCTTCCGGACCCACGGAAACACCTGCAGGTGCGGAGAGCGGGCTGTCCTCGTCCACCATAGGGACGAGGACCGCTCAAACAATCTCCCGGAGAACCTGGAGCCTCTGTGCAAGAGGTGCCATCAACTGCAGCATCGCTGCTACGAGGCGCTTCCTCTACAACCCGTGTTTCATACGAGATCGTGCGCTGCTTGCGGCAGCAGGTTCACCCCTACCGGAGCGAGACAGCTCCGGTGCAAGGGGTGTGCAGGTGCGAAGGCATAGTCAGTACCCCGGGAAACCGGGGACGCATACGCTGAACTACGGAATGCAGGTCAGGAAGCTGGCGCTGACCCTGGACATCTCCGCCGAGGAGGCCGAAGCGCTGATGGCCAAGTACATGGCCACCTACCCCGCGGTGGGGCGCTTCTTCGAGGGTACCCAGGCGTTCCTTTCGGAGAAGCTGTTCGTGACCAGCATGCTCGGCAGGTACCGCACCTTGCCGGAAGTACGCTCCCCGAACAAGTTCGAGGCGTGGAGGGCAGGCAGGCAAGCCGCAAACTTCCAGATCCAGGGGTCGGCCGCGGAGTGCGCCAAGATGGCGATGGTCCGCCTCTACGAGGAGGGGTTCCACAGGCTGGGGTGGTTCATCCTGGCGCAGATCCACGACGAGATCATCACGGAGGGGCCGGAGGAGACGGCAAAGGAGGCGGCGGCGATGCTGAAGGCGTGCATGGAGGATCCCTTCGCTTCTCTGGGGTTCCGCATGTCCACGCCCCTCAAGGCGGACCCCACCATCGCAGACACCTGGTACGAGGCCAAGTAACCGCCTACGCTGGTAGGCATGACCAACAACGACAACGGCATGGAAAAGTACGCTGTGGACACGACCCCCGACGGAGAGAAGCACGCCTCCTCCCTCCCGGAGAAGTGCCCCGAGTGCGGGCGCGAAGCGATCCGGCACGGAGCCGTCACCCTCTGTCCGGTGCACGGGAGTCGTCCATTCGAGCGTTGACCTGCCACCAGGAGAGAGATGTTCCTTTCGATAGAGGATCGCCACCTGGCGACCATGTTCCTGAGCGACCCCGCGTTTGACCTTGCCGGGATGATGTCCCAGGGCATCCAGGAGCTGGAGAAGTCGGCCCCCGAGCGTCTCCCCGGGATTCACGCCAGCGAGGTCACGAAGTGCCTCCGCATGGCGAAGTTCACCCTCAACAAGGAGGCGAAGCAGGGTACGAGGGTGGACATGCTCCGCCGGTTCTACATCGGCCACGCCGTCCACGAGATGCTCCAGAACGCATGGACCGCAGCGTGCAGGGCTCGCGGGGGCTCCGTCACCTTCGAGCCCGAGGTGGAGATCGCAGACACGCCCCTGGGGAAGGAGCTCAACCTGCGCAGCAAGAGCGACGGCGTCTTCACCTTCCTCTCTCCCTCGGGAGAGCCCTACGCGCGCATCGGTCTTGAGATCAAGACCGAGGACCCGGAAGCCTGGAAGAAGCTGACCCGGCCGCGCATGAGCCACATCAAGCAGGTCCAGGTCTACATGGCCGCCCTGAGCCTGCCGATGATGTATTTCGCCTACATCAACAAGTCCACGGGGGAGACCACGCCCTTCGGGGAGAAGTTCTGCCACGTGTTCGATCCCGACATGTGGGAGGTCATCAAGAACGACATCCTGCGCGTCCTCTCCTCGAAGAGCGTGTACGACCTACCCCGGGCCGCGGAGACGTTCTCCTGCACCATCTGCCCCTACCGGGGACCCTGCGGCCCGCAGGACCAGGGCCCCCCCAAGTTCACGTGGAGCAAGTGATGGAAGAGTCCCAGGGACTGGGCAGGATCGAGGGCGCCGTCGTATCCGACGGCGAGATCTCCGCCATGCTCGACACCTTCCGAAGCAGCGTCCCCGACATCGAGGGGACGCTAGAAGCGATGGGGTTGCCCATCGCAGAGACCCGGGTGTCCTCCGGGAGCCGCCCCTTCCCCTCCATCGACCTCAAGACGCTGGGGTCCGGGGGGACGGATGACTACGAGGACGCCTACAACGAGCTGCTGCACTGGAACGGCATGATCCACTTCAGGATTGCGACAGCCAAGAACGACCTGCTGGGGGCGCAGAACGCCCTGAAGGTCGCCAAGGGGATGGTCCGTAAGGAGTGCTACAAGCTGTATCACCGCAAGGTGATCCGGACGCAGGATGAGCTCGAAGCTCATGTGGATTCGCACCCCCATGTCCAGGACGCCGTGTTCCGGGAACAGGTGGAGCAGCAGAAGCTGAACCTGCTGGAGGCGTTCCGGGTAAGGGTCGCCAACGGGCTCCAGGCGGTCAGCCGCCACATCACCCTTCGGGGGCAGGATCTCGCCGCTCGGTTCTCCACCCCCCAGGGGGCGACCGGCCCGGCGCAGAGCCCGTGGGCGAGGCCGCCCCGATGAGCAAGCTCCTCACCCTCCCGCTCCCCCCCTCCGCCAATCACGCCTGGGTGACCACCCGACAGGGGAAGCGCTTCCTGTCTGCGGACGGCAAGCACTTCAAGCAACAGGTCAAGCAGACGATCCTGCTCACCCCCGACCTGCACCTGGACCCTGACGTCGGTGTCTCCCTGCGGATCGACCTCTACTTCCGGAGACAGGACATCCTCTCCTCCACCTGGCCAAAAGAAGCGAAACGCCGGTATAAGCGCCTGGACACCTCCAACCGCATCAAGCTGCTGGAGGATGCGGTGTTCGAGGCGATAGGGGTCGACGACAGCATCGTCAACGACGTGCACATCCGGAGGCACATCCTGCTGGAGGGAGACCCCTACTCCACAGTGGAGATCCTGCCCGATGAACAAGACCGAGCTGAGGCAGATCGTGCGCGAGGTGGGACTGTCATCCCACCCAGCGTCAACCGAAGGTGAGCTGAAGGAGATCCTTCTGGCGGAGCGGGATCCCGAACCAGACCCTGTGAATGGTCTGAGGGACGGGATGATGCGCTTCATCCTCCGACACTGGAGGGTCACGCGCTCCCAGATCACCTGCCCCGCGAAGTCGGGGGACCCCAAGGCGTGTTACGGCTGCCCGGATGCGCAGGTCTACTTCTGCGTCACCGCGCAAAGCGAAGAAGCGAGAAACGAGATAGAAAATGGCTGAAAACCCGAACGCTCTGAACCTCTCCCTCCTCCGCGGCCAGAGCCGGGAGTACATCTCCCAGGCCATCAACTCCGCCCCGACCCCCCGGATGGCGATGATGCTGCTGGCGGCGGACATGGTGAAGTCGAACCTCCTCTCCCCGGAGGAGCGCAACGGGCTGAGCACAACGCCCAGCTCGATGGCGATCGAGAAGCTGGCCTTCCTCCTAAACGCGGCCACGTCGGAGGCCCCGGCGACCCCGGCCCCAGCCACGCCGCCCCCCGTGGCGGCGGTGCAGCCGCCCCAGCCCCCCGGGCCGCCCCAGGAGGCCGCGCCGGCCAAGAGGGGCCGGAAGGCCGCGGCCTCGGCGCCCGCCCCCGTGGGGGGCCCGAGCGAGGCGGCGCCTACCCCTCCATCCGCCGGGGGAGGGGACATGCAGGTCCTGATGACCATGGCCTCCAACGGTGGCCTCCTGGCGCTCGATGGGTACGAGGCTCATGCGGGGGACATGCAGGTCCTGATGACCATGGCCTCCAACGTGGCCCAGGTCCTCGCCCTCATGAACGCGATGGGCAAGGACCTCGACCGGCTCAAGGAGGAGGTCCGCGAGATGAGGAGCGAGCTGGCTGCGCTCGGGAAGTCGCACTCCGAGGGCGTCTCCTCTCTCGGGAGGGAGGTGGCTGCGCTCGATGAGGCGCTTGGCCTCCACACCAAGATGCTCGCCTTGCTGGGGAACGCCCTGGGCTTCGAGCCCGCGGACATGCTCAACGCCAGCCGGAGCGTCGAGCTGCCCGAGTTACTTCTTCAGGAGCAGGTACCCGCCTGCCAGGAAGATTGTGGCCGACGCTGCCCCGAACCACGGGGTCATGTAGAAGGGGGCTGGCCTGGCCAGCTTTTCTTCTAGCTCCCTCCGCTGCTGCAGAGACTCCAGAAACTGCTGGTTCCGGGCGTTCCGCTCCAGGTCCGCTTTCTCCTTCTGGGAGCGCAGCTCCACAGCGTGCCGCCCCTGCAGCTCGGTCAGCCGGAGGGACCAGAGGTCGTTGTTCTTCTGCAGCTCGATTTTGACGATCTCCTTGGCCAGCTCTTGTTCGACCTTCACCTGCTCCCGGCAGGAGGAGCGGTCGTTGGCCCAGCGAATCGCGGTGGCCAACCCCAGCAGCACCCCCGCCTGTGTGACGACGGCGCCCTTTTGCACGGGGATGATTACATCTTCCCCCGAGGGGTCTGGCGGGGCGGGACTGTCTGCCGGCAGCGCTGCCGGGGGCGCAGGGGGAGGGGGCTGGACCGAGGCACAGGATGTCGTCAGCAGCAGCAGGTACGCGAGCGCTCTCACCACCCCACCTGCGGCGCCCCGTTGGCC